TCATACAACCTCCAACCCAATTGACCTCAAGACAGAGTCATGAAGCAAATCGACTAACATTTTCTTATTTCGTTCATGCATTTCGTTCATGCAAGACTGGATAAATGGCCTATTCCCTTCGAACTTGGCATTAAGCTTTGAAATATTGACGAATTTTTGAAAGTGAGTGATCGATACACTCACACCCTTTGTAGGGTTATCTATCGCATCAATATTAAGGTTCTGAAGGATCCTCGCTTCGTTTTCTGCATCCTCAAACCAGCCAGTATGAGAGTGCCAAGGGTAGTCACGTGAAGCCAGCCTCTCTGGGAGCGATCCATGACCTGAAATTAGGTCAAGCACCGAGCTCCGTGTGGGAGATAGGAAGCGATCAAGTACTGTCATTTCTATCTCGACCAACTCAACTCCTTCCTTGGAATGGCCTGCGAAGTGGTCGAGGCACTGATATAGGTATTTGTCCGCTCTGGACCAAACCTTATCCCACCTAGTATAGATATTGCACAGCACATCGATCTGATTTCCGACGGCGTTAAGTGACCACGTGGGGCTCCCATTTGGCTGAAGGAAGCTGAATTCGATGGTTGGCACCTCAAGCTGACGTCCCCCAACATCCACCGCCGCGACGCCTTCGCTGAACGCCGGCAACGCATCGGAGAAAGCTGCACGAAGCGGGTCGACATCAAAGAACGCGCGACGAGGCAGAGCACTCTTTGCCTTTAGAGAGAACTTGACGCTCTCAATAGCATGGTCCTCATTCACTGGGGAAAAAGGTAGACGCTCGCCAGTTGGCCCAAGTGACACTTACCCCTCCCGATTCCATGTACAAAACGTAACTGTCTTATGCTGGCCAATCGATAGAGAGTCAAATTCCGCCTGTTTTCTGAGGCGAAATAACTCAGCGGTCTCAGGCCAGAAAAGCCGGGGTATAGCAGGCGATCCGTCACGCAACGTCCACGATCTCCAACTGTTCATTCTCGAGAGGCCGTTGCAGCGCCTTCGCTTCATCCCATGGTGCCTGCAGCCACATATCGATTTCTTCCTGTGTCGTCAGGATCACCGGCATCGCCTTCTTGTGGATCGGTTCGACAACCGCATTGGGTGAAGTGGTCAGGAAGGCATAGAGATCGGCCTCGATCTCCCCCTCTTTCAGCTTCCGAACGCTGGTCCACCGGGTCCAGATGCCGGCGAAAACGAAGAGCGGCCGCTCTTCGTTGAGAGCGAACCAAGCGTTCGGGGTCCGGCCGCCCTCCTCTTTGCTGGCAGGATCCGGCTCGGCAAATTCAGTCACCGGCACCACACACCGGCTTTCAACACCCAGCCAGCGGCGCCAGTGCGGCGATGAGGCATTGCGGACGTTCGTCACCCCCTTGTCGACCTTCTTGCCTTCCAGGAACTTCTGCGGCGTCGGCATGCCCCAGCGGGCCCTGACCAGCTCACGCTTGCCGTCTTCGCCCGTTCGCACGATCGGCGCTTCATAGTCCGGGTAAATCTTGCCGGTCTGCAGGTTGCCGGCGTGGTTTACAACTGACCGTGTAAATTCAAGGATCGCTTGCGGCCCGACAGTGATATTGTAGAGGTTGCACATGAGTGGTCTCCTTCGGTTGGAACCAATCGCAATCCCAGTCTCAACGCAAGCTCCTTTGCTGCAATGTCCGGCCCGTTTTCCACGCCGTCGACGTTCAAGCGCAGGCGCGGACGATCAGGAACCCTTATTGGTTGCTGTGCCAATCGATGATTTTGGTGCACAGGATCCCAACAAACGGCTCAAAAAATATATGTTTGTCCGTCCCGTCGGGTGTGAATGTTACGAACACGTCATCCACTAGCGACCAAGCCCCGATAATCTCTCCGTCGTCGGTGATCACGTCACCATGATCATGTCTTCCATAACCGACAAGCTCAACTGCCCGATGTGCCATCAACATCCCTCTAGCCTCTGTGGTTGCTATGTAGGAAGGATGGCGTCGCGCTCGGAGTTGGTAAACTGTGCGATCTCAGCTTTTTTGGATCGCTGTCACTAAATGCACCTATTTTCGAGCAGCTTGTTTCTCGAACCCTGTTGCTCAAATACACTATCGTAAGCGCCATGTTTGGCCCCGGGGACTGGTCCCGGCCCGAACGATCACTCCTCGTAAACGACAGCGAGACCCAGCTCGAGCATCCAGTCGTTCACCAAGTCATCGCCGTCGTAAATCTTCACCAGGTACCGACCGTACTTGCCTACATCCTCGTCGCCACGCTTGTTCTTGACGGTGCAGATGATGAGTTCCCTGCCTTCAATGCGCTGCGCCAGAGCGTCCTTGGCCGCCCGCCATCCGTCCATGGTTTCTTTTCGGCGCTCCGGGGTATCGATACCGAACAGCCGCAGGTGCTCTTCACGGCGCCATGTGTTGAAGCCCAGGTCGACATCGGCAACCACGGTATCCCCATCAATCACCCGGACGATCTCGGCTTTGTATTGGTAGAGCCCGCAAGCAGGATCGGCGGCAGCCGGCAGACACATTGCAGCCAGCACTGCCCAAGCGAGAATTGATCTCATCATTCCGGCGTCCTCCATTTGTCAAGAGCAGCGTAGTAGGCGCTGTTGTTCCCACTATTCTCTATCTGGCTCAGGGTTATGGCGACAATGGCGCCGCAATGCCGGCACTTGAACCGGGCGCCGACATACTGCCGATCGGCCGAGAGCTTGGTCAACTCTATATCGCGATGAACGGCGCAACCCCGGCAATGTCCGGTAAGCTTGTAGCCGTGCCGGAGAAGATCACCGAAGGTTTGAAGCGAAACAGAGTGCGCTGGTTGGGACATGACAACGAATCTTCATGGCTGCGGTCCCCGCCTCTTCATCAGCCATTCAATCGTCGTCTGCAAGCCCCTAATCACACTGATGGATCGTTGCGATCATTCCGGATTTCAGCTTCGAGTTCTTTTGCCTCATGGTCAGCGAGATCAAGAAGATATCCGAGCATCGAAAATTGCTCCTTCTCTGCAACTTCCATCAAGCGCTTGACCGCGCCGCGCACGTACAGAACTCGCTCCAGCCTTCGCGTGCTCTCTGCGGTCATCGAGTTCATATCTCGGCGGGAAACGCGGCCGATGCTTGCTCAACAGGAACCGCAAGCATCGCATTTCGCCTGGCGAGCGTCTCACGATATTCCTGCGCCTCGATGTCCTTGAAGAACGGGGCGTCGGGCGCAAGTCGGATGACGGCCGACTCGACCTCATCGATTGATGCGCGGAAGAACTCCTTTCGCATGTTTTCGGTGTTAACGCGGGTGCTTTCGAACTCGGCATGAAGAGCACGCTCCAAAGCCGGGGCATCATCGCTGTAGATGATGGCATGGGTATCGAACAAGAACGGCACACTCGCATCTCCAAGCTCTCGAACCCGATCAGAGGGATCCAGACGGCGAGTCAATCCGATCTTCACGACGGACTCTCCAAACGACCCGACATTTGAAATGATGTAAACGTAGCCCGACTTCGTTTTCTCGGCCATCGCCTGCGCTCTTTCGACCTTCTCATGCGCGGCAGCCAAGTCTTCCTCAAGTAGGCGGATTCGCTCGCTATAGCTCTCCAACTGCGGACCAACCGCGCCTTCAGCTTCTGCCCTGGCCTTCGCGAGTAGCCTCTCGTAGCGAGCTTCTTCCTCTTCTGCTCTCTCCATGTCACGCTGGAGTTTCTGCTCCTCTCTGGCAAGCCTGGCCAGCTCCGCACGTTCGTCGCGCTCAGCCTTCTGCTTCTCTCGATACTCGTGAGTCAGATAGAGTTCCTGTAGTTTCAGCTTCAGGTACTCATCCGTGACATAGGTCGTGTTCGAGGCATTCAGCTTGTCAATTTGCTGCTGCGCGTTGATCAGCCGTTTTTCCATTGCGTTGACATTGTTCCAACGCACGTTCGCGATCGCGGCGTCGCATTCGTTGTTGAAGGCACGCAGAGTGAGGCGGATATTCCGGCCAGTCATCGTTTGCCCCTTTTTGAGGCTGCCATCGACCTGCCAGTCAGTTTTGCACACAACAGCTGTTTTCAGCGAGACCATTGTTTTCTGGGCTTCTCGAACCCGCAGGATCGCTGCCTTGAATTGCTCGCTGTCGCTATAGTCGAAATGAGGTTCGTAGACGCCCATTTCTGCAAACGCCAATCTGTCATCGAAAACAGCCACCTGCTTGAGCAATCGATCGTGGATGGCCTTCTTCTCGGAGTAGTCATTCTTCAAATCAGCGATCGAGGCGTTGAGTTTTGCCTTCGCCTCCTGGAGCACACGGACCTCCGCCTCCTGATCAAGGATGGGCTTGAACCGCTCTTCAAGCGCGCTCTTCTCGGCCCCAATTCGTTTTGCTTTCCTCCATTGCAAGAATAGCAGAACTCCAAGCCCGATCGCGAGCAGCGGGACAACAAACAGGTAGACGAGCGCCAGTATGGTGGATTGGTCCATGATACCCTCCGCATTATCAGATGAAGCTATCGGCAGAATTGCAACGACGCAACAGCGCTACCTTTGCGTATGCAGCACATCGCTCTGTGGCAGCGATGGAGGGAAGGATCCAGAGGCGGTTGCGCCTGTTCACCCCCTCGGCAGATTCACTGCCGCGGGCTCCTTGTTGTCGAGAATAATAACCTCCCCCACCTTGCTCCCTTCGCCTCCATGCAGCGTGTAGGTCAGCCCCACGTCCGCGAAACGGAACTCCGAAAACACATTACGCACCTCTGGCCGGTCATTCAGCGACAGAATGAACCTGCCCTTGATTCCGGCCAGCACCCTGGCCATGCGCGCAAAATCCGATCGGCTGAAGACACCCGGCCCATAGTCGCCTTCGTTGCCGAAGTATGGCGGGTCCAGATAGAACAGCGTCTCCGGCCGATCGTAACGCTCGATGAACTCTTGCCAGTCCAGGTTCTCGATCGTCACGCCGGCGAGCCGCTCGTGGATCTCGGCCAGCATCGGACCGAGGAGATTGACGTTGAAACGGGCGCCGCCGGTGTAATCGACGCCGAAGCTGCGGCCGCTCACCTTGCCGCCGAAGGCAAGCCGCTGCAGATAGAGGAAGCGGGCAGCCCGCTCGAGGTCAGTCAGCGTCGACGGATCGGCCTTGTTCAACCGCTCGAAGTCCGACCGGCTGGTGATCTGGAATTTCAGCGCATCCATGAATTGCGGGTAATGCCGCTGCAGGATCCGGAACAAGGTGGTCACGTCGCCCGAACGGTCATTGATGACCTCAGAGCGCGGAACCTGGCGCCGGCGCAGAAACACCCCGCCCATGCCTACGAAAGGCTCGGCATAGATGCCGTGCGGGACCTGCTCGATGATGGAGGCGACACGCTGCGCAAGCTGCTTCTTGCCGCCGATATAGGCCGCCGGCGGCGAGACCGGGCGGACTTCTGTGAAGGAAAAGAGTTCGGTCATTGTGGTGAGACCCGTTTTCTGACACACCGCTGATGCCCGCGAGGGCCCGGGTGCGACGGTATCTCAGGTGCTGTCGGGCGGGATCACCTACGCCAATAGGCCCGCTGTCATGAGCCCCTGCAAGGGCTCTTGGCCACCCGGGAACGACGGCAGGTTTGTGCTGCCGCCGTCCCCAATCAGGCTATGCCGGAGTGAAATCCACGAAATACTGCCCGCCCAACTCGAAGGCTTCGAGCGCGGCGGGGTTGGTGATGGTCATCTTGATTTCGCCCTGCGGCGTCCATTTCGACCAAAGCTTGTTGGCGTCATCGTAGACCGGGCCAAGCACCACCTCGCCCGCCTGGTCAGCCTTCGGGTCACCGTTGTGGTGGTTGATGATCTGCTTGACGAAGAACTTCGCGCGTACCTTTGACATGGTCTTCTTCCTTTTGGTTGAACCGGGATGACCGCCCCGGCAGCGGATCAGGATTGTTTCATGTGCTCCGCGATCTTGTGGAGCGTGTCCTGGATGTCGCTCTGGCGCTTGTCGGCGATGGTGTCGGCCGAGGCGGCTATCTTCTCGACAGCAGCTGCAATGCGCTCCAGACACCTCAGGGTTTCATCTGCATGCCGAGCATCGTGAAACTGGGCGTCTCTGGAGATTGCCTGCGACGGCATCTGGTTCTTGGTGCGAAAATACTGGCCTATCGCCGCCAGGCCGAAGACTGCGCCGGTCAGCAGCGTCACCAGAAACTCAGGGGTTAGCTGGTCCATCCGACACCGCCCTATTGAAGTGATTATCGATAATGGCGGCGTCTGTGATTGCACGAAATACGTTGTAGGCATCGAGCGCAAACAGCACGGGGTAGATGGCCATGCCGGTGCCCCATATCTCCGACTGCGCAAAGCCCAGCGTGATCTGAGACCAGAAGAAACAGGCAATGAATGCGCCCGCAGCCCTCAGATGCGGCGATCGTCGCCAAGCCCCATTGATCATCAGAACAATCAGGCGGCCCGCCCCCGCTGCGAAACAGACCAATGCCCATGTCTCCTGCCGCATAATATCCTGCAGCGGCGCATAGCTTTCCCGGTCAGCGAAGAGCTCCGGATTAGCAAACAGCACTAGCGACCAGTTGACCAGCATGATGGCCAGAGCCCACTCGGATGCACGCACGGCGAACGTCTTCCGGAATGATCGGGAGACATGGAGGAAGTCGATCATTGCACCCCGCTTTCAATGCCTGCTCTGAGTTCGTCGTACCATCCGGCGCATTCCCGGATTTGACCGTTGGCCCGGGACAAGGCCCGGTCCGTCTTCACGAGCGCGGCATCAAGCCGGTCTCCTTGCGAGACGGCCGATCGATGGGTGCGACGGCAGGCTTCCGGATATGAGGGCAGGCTCTGCCCGATCGCCTTCGCCGTTTCCGCGACAGCGAGCGCACGATCCACCTGACCGGCGCTCGCCCTCTCCCGCTCGGCTGCGATGAACCTACTTGGCGCGCAACCGGTCAAGAAGATCAGGATCAACAGCACAATCCCTGGGAACAGGGTACGAAAGCAGATCTGCCAGGTCGTCATTGAGGATCTCGTTTTCTGTCTGAATGGCGGCCAGCCGCCGCGAGAGGTTCACCCGGGCATTGATCTCGGCCATCAGGCGGCGATTGGCTTCCGCCGCGACCTGCCCGCGGGCCGCGCTGATCTTCTCTTCGGCATCGAGCTTTGCCTCGAGCGTCGCGATCTCGGCGCCGGCCACCATTTCGGTCATCCGCTCGTGAACCGCCCGAAGAACCGCGCTCTCCTGGTTGAGCCAAAGCCACGCGCCGGCAGCGGCAATGACGAAGAGCGGGATAGGCAGAGCAAACATCAGCACGCGGCGTGCCGGCGGAAACCAGGCTGAAGCGGCTATGGGCGCCACAAAAATGAGTGCAGGAAGGCCCCATTTCAGGAGGGTGAGAAGGATCAGCATTAACATTCCCCGCCCTGACGCTCAGGCGGCGCGATATCTTCGGGCCAGCCATCCGGCACAACTGCCGCCCGATCAGTTTTCACCTTGTCGAATTCGAGCTTGTAGGCCGCGCCCAGTAGACCCAGCGCGGCGGGCCAGATGACCATCAGCACGGCGGTCATCGCGCTCACCATCTCGACGCCCACCCACATGGCGGCCAACGTCAGAGCCACGGCACAGCCGAATACCAGCCATGCCGCTTCGCGCTTGCCACTCTTGCCGGCGATGCGAGGTGCAACGCCGAGGAACCTGAGAACATGGACCAGCATGATCAGAGCCTTGCTGCCTGGACATGCATCCAGTCGAAGTTCCGTTCGCGGCCGAGTGACACCCAGCCTGCCCGTTCCCATGCCTGCCAGAAGGGGACCGCATCGGCATGCGATAGCCGGGCTTTGGGAGCCTTGACGTGCAATCCGTTTCGTTGATTGTCGAAATCGATCGCGATACCCCAGGCGTGCATCGAGTAGCGGGAACCGCCGCGCATGCGCCTCACGTTGAGCGACCCACTGAAGACGTCGATGCCAAGATCCCGGCGCTCCTTGTCGCTGTAGGTGTCCGCAATCTCGGCAAACGCGCGGCGGGCACTCTCGACGACCTTCGTGTGCAGGGTTATGCGGGTTACAATCCGGCGCTTGTCCCAAGCGAGCTTCATGGGGAAAGGAAGATCGAGCCGCCCCTGCGACGTGCCGACAGGCCCATAAAACCGCTCGACGTCCCTCTGGTGCGGCCACGGTCCTGCTACACTTGGCTTTCCGGCAGCCGAGCTCGCGGGGCGCTCCGGATAACCTGGGCCGTTGCTCGCGCTGCGCCGCAAGGCTTCGATCGTCAATTGGTCAGCCATTCCCGAGACTGGTACGCCCTGCCCGCGCTGGAACGCCGTAAGCGCCGCAATGGTCTTGTCCCCGATATCACCGTCAATCAGGCCGCACGGATAGCCGTGTGCCGTCAGTCGGCTTTGCAGCCACTGTTCAAATGTCATGGAAATGTCCTCGGATGGGGTGTGCGTTAGCGAACGTCTTTGGCGGCAAGCCACGCCGCATCGACAGCTTCTTCCGTAAGGTCAAAAGCTGGCATCAGCATTGGGATTAGAGGATGATCACGGTTATAGGTGCCGGCATTGCGCACCCGTGAAATAGCGAAGGCTTTCTCCATGGCTGTCATGGCAGTTGCCTCGATCGCCGTTTCGATCTGAGCGAAGGTCACCCCCATGGCCAACAACATGCCCTCGAACTGAAACCGGTTGAGCGGATACATAGAAGCCGTTTCAGCGTTCGGATCATGGGCCGCGATGACCAAGTTGAGAGTGTTCACCTGCTCTTGGGACAAGTGCTCGCGCCCAAACACGGTCCCGTCGTCTCCCCACGAAATCGGCAAACCATTAAGGCCGGCTGCAGCCAACTCGTCGCCAAAAGTTGGACCGAACATCACTCGCCTCCCGTGTGAATTGTTCCAGTAATTGCGGCACGGGACGCAGCTGTGATGCCGTCGCGCCAACTGCCGGTTCCTGATGAAACGATGCCTGCAAGCGTGGCAAAATGATATCCCTCGGAAAGTCCCGATTCGGACCTACGGAGAGGCACTGGGTAGGCACCGGTTCCGTCGAAGACCGTTTCCATTACCCATGCAGAACTGATCCCGACACCATCCAAGGTCAGCGCCGTTCCCATGCGCACCCCGGAAGCGCTGACGAGAGTCGACGCGTGCAGCCCGAGGTCCACCGCCTCATCAGCCCAAATCAGAAACTCCACTCGGATTTCCGGGTTGATTTCAATCCAGGAAAGACTTGCCGTGGACCTGACGCCGCCGAAGACACCGCGAAGCGACAACGCCCGTCGGTTGAACCAGGACCGGACAAACCGCTTCGCGAAACTGTCTTCAAATGCCGGACCAGTGATGGGTCTGGCCATGCCGACCAGCGTTCTGGTTGCATCGCCTGACTTAATCTTGACGCCGGTTTCAGGATCAGCTGCATGGGCTGTCGTTGACGCTTCAAGCGTCATCGTTCCGACGTTCATGTAGGCATAGATGTAATAAAGCGTTGAGGGGGTCAGGCCAGCAGCAGCAAGGCTTACCCCCGCAGACGGTATGTCTTCATGCGCCCCGTCAATCGTCAACAAGCGCCCGTTAAATCGGGACAAGACCAAATTGCCGCCGGACAGTGACAGGCGGCATTGCCCGAAAGACAACCCGGCTATGTCTTGCTTTAGAGCCAGCGCAGCCGAGTCAGCTTTCGTTGCCAAGGCTGACACGAGTGCAGATAACGAATCTTCATTGTCCTCAATTTGTCCGACAAGCTCCAGCCATGCATCAAGCGCCTCAGGTGCACCAACCGATATTGTTGCGATGAACAGATCTGCCAACTGTTGCCCACTGATCCGCTTCATCAGGCCGGAACGCTGCACGAGAAACATGTCCGCCAGCTCCGCAGCGGCAACTGGCGGCAGATCCTTGATCTGTGTTTCCTCAGTCATCTCCCACCCTCACGCCATAACGGTAAATTCGAGAATTCCGGTCAGCCCCACCGGCACTCCTTGAGTTTCATTCCAGTTCGAGGTGACAGACGCCCCTACTGAATACCTCGTAACAATTCTGCTGGTGATCGAGTTTGCATATTCAAGGCCGCCAGGACCGGTTACCCCCGAGGTTGCAACCGAGCCGGAGAACATGGCGATCGGCGTTCTGGCAAGGCTCACCGCCTCCGATGCGGAAAATGTCGACGAATATACCCCGTCTAGTGCTCCGGCTGATCCAGTTTTTACAAACGAGAGCAGAACCTTGTTCTTGTTGACCAGGTTGGTGATGGTTGCCACGTTCGACGCGTCGGTGACAACGCGGGCAACCAGCATGTCGTCATAGGCGCTGTCGAAGGCGACATTGCTCTCCGCAAGCACGGAGGGGTTATAGCCGGAGTCGGCGAGATCCTCGAGGCTGAAACCATCGGTTGGGTTCCAGCGCAGATGATAGGTCTTGTTGGCGAGCGTCGTGAAAGTCCGGTCATCCTCGATATAGTCGCTGGTCGAGACCGGATAGATCCCGCGATGCTGGAAGCTGACCGCGCTCGGCACCTGCACCGTGCCGGCCGAGGGGCTCGTCACGTTCATCTTGCCGTCGGCGCTCTGGATCTCCGGAAAGATCGGCAGGCGGGCACGGGCCTGGGTGATCAGCACATACTGCGAGGTGTCGCCCCCACCCGTTGCAGCCAGGATCGCGGCCTCAATTGCCTTGCGCAGCTGCGCGAGATCAGTGCCCGAAGGCGTCAACCCGAAAAAGCTGATGACCTCCTGGATTTCGCGCTGCGGATGCTCGATCGCGGCGGCGGGAACCACGGAGCCCTTGGTGCCTGCGCTTCGATTTCCGTCCACATAGGACGCGTCGGCGGCTTCGCCGGCCGGCTGGATATACTTCATCGGATTGTCTCCGTCATGTTGAAAGGGATGAGGCGAGAACCGGCAGCACCAGTTTCTTGCCGGTTTCGGTGACGATGTTGGCGCCCGTCTCCGTGACGAGGTAAGGTCCGATCGGCTGTTCGGCATAATTGAAGACAACGACCGTCCAGGCCGGTGCGATGCGGCGGATCTCGCATTCAAGAACGTCGTGGTCGAAATCCAGAAGACGGGTCACACCGGTCTCACCAATACCCGTCTCGAACTGGCTTGATGGCGCATCGCGCACCAGGACAACCCATTGCTGTTCAAGGGCCGAGCCGGATACCTCACCAAGCCCGAGACACGCCCCCTCGCCCGCCAGGAAAGCATCGGGCTCCTCGAGCCCCACGACATAGCCCAGCCGCGCCGCAAGCCGTATCACGTCGGCCGGCGTGATCGTGGCAAGCCGAGCCACGCGCGCTCGCAGCGTGGCTATCCGCGCGGCGTCGGTCTGGGTGAAGCCGCCGCACAGGCCAGGGAGACCGAAATCCGATTCCCACTCATCGAGGCTGTCGACAAGCGAAGCCGAGCGAGACTCCTCGATGAGCCGCCAGGCCTTGACATAGAGATCGACGAACGGCGAGAGCAGCGCACGCGTAAGCTTGGCAATCACGGTCGACGTGCCAGGCGCCGCACCATCGGGCGTCCCCCAGGCAGCACCCCGTGGCCATAGCGACAGGCCGGAAAAAAGCAGGCCCTCGACAGTTGGCGCACTCAGCGCATCGCGCGGATCGATCTCCGGGTCGGCGAAGCCGTCATCCGGGTCGACCAAGACCACCAGTCCGCCATCCGAGGCAAAGAACTCGGGCCAGTCGGTGCTTGCATACCATGTCGACATCGCCTCACGCCCCCGCCATCATCATGACCAGGTGATCGTGCCCAGCACCGGCAACTCACCGGGCTGGAACACCGGAGCGGCAGCAGGCTCGATCAAGACATGACTTGTCTCGCCAGGAACGGTCGAGATCTCCTCCGAAAGCCATGCGCGCGGCAGTGTGAATGGATCATCCGGCAGACCCGGCCGCAACCGCGTGCCTTCGCGCGTCGCGTCAAAGAAATTGTTCAGCGCCTCGGTGACCGCGCTGCGCATGGCCGCCGTATCCGGCGACAGGCTGATCGTCAGATCCACCGGCTTCGCCACCGGCGCCATGGTGAAGTAGCGCGCCCGGACCAGCCGCAGGCTTCCGATGTAGGCGTCGACCGCTGCGAGATCGGCCGGCTCCGGTATCCCGTTGACCCGCCCCCTGAACAGCACCCAGACACCGATCGTGCCAAAACCGCCGGCGAAGTTCTTGGCCCAGGCATTCACCACGCCGGGCACATCCAGCGCCCAGTTTTCATAATCAGGCAACGCGCCGCCCTGCGGCGGTGAGGCCTTCCGCTTGAGGCCGCGCGCCCGAAGATCCTCGATGCTCTCGATGTCGGCGCCACCACCAAGACCATCAGCTCCGACGGAGACCGTCTCGGGCAGGGTCGGATAGAGCGCGGGATCGGCGAGCAGCAACTCGGCCGAGGCGTCCCGGTTGGTCGCGGCGCCGGCGCTTTCAGCCTGCACGTTGGCAGTGAATCCGCCGACCGCATTGGCGGTGAACGCCGCCGTCGTCACGTAAGTGACGCCAGCGGACACAAACCGAACGCCGGCCGGGTAGGTGACATTTGCCTGGCCGGCGCCGGTCACATGCCCCGCCGCAGCCGAAGCCGGCTTCTGCAGGATGCGGTACTCGGCGCAATGCAGCCGGATGATCGCTTCGCTGGTGGCCGTCGACAGGAACAACTGCCGAAAAATCCATTTCAGGCGGAGCTCATATTCATGCGCCAGCAGCGCCTGCACCTTGCCGATGACCCGCAGCACGTTCTGCTTGAGGCTGGCATCGGTGCCGGGCAGATACTGCCGCATGGCCCCGCGAACCGAGGCCGAAATCTCGTCAAGCGAGCGGATCGGAAACGCCATTCAACTGCTCCCACAAAACTGCATATTTTTGGTCATGAACCTGGCTGCCGTCGCGGCCGTAGCCGACGATGGTCAAGACAAGCGTTGATCGCGCACGATCCGCGGCAGCGCGCACATCGAAACGGGCGACGGCGCCTTGGTCGATCAGTGTCTGCAAGGCCGCGCGCGTGTAATCCTCGGCGAGGATCTCAACATCAGGCGTGAGCGCTCGTCGGCGCAACAACCACAGCCTGGACCCGAGCGGCGGCTCATCGGCATCGCGATCGAAACTGTCGCCGGGCCACCCGCGATTGATATCGCCATCGCGGAGCTCAGTTTCATCGGCACGGGCATCGGTCATCAGACAAATCAGGATGGCCGTCGCCAGCGCCTGGGTCGCGCGCAACCCGCCGGGGTTGATAGGGTCGTCGATCGCCGTTGTGGCGAGGTCGCCAAACTGCCCGTTCCAGACTAGGTCCGGGTCAAGCAGCGGCTCGGTCGCCGGCGCAAGCGGGATGATTTTCATGTCGCAAACACCCCGGCGGCGAAGTTGCTGGTCAGCGCATGACCGGCACTGTCAAGAGTGCCCTCTACAGCAACTGGTCGCGCCGCGGATTCGCTGCCGAAATAGACCTCACCCTCGAGGACGATCTTAGGCGCGATGATGTGCACTTTGGCCGAATGCACGATCCTCATGTCTTTCTGCACCACCGAGACGATATTGCCCGTATGGTCGTAGATCGCGGCGCCGCCCAGAGCGATTTCCGGCCGCATCGACGGGTTCTCTCCGCCGAACACATAGGCCGAATCTCGGTTGCCGCGCGCCGACATGGCCACGCCAATGCCGCCCTTGACCGGGCTGCTCGCGAAACCATGCGGCTCGATGCGATGCACTCGCTCGAAGCTGTCGCCGGCGAACCCGTTGCCGCCCACGAATTGCTGGCCCTCGCGGTGCTCGACCGTCCCATCCAACTGAAACCGGGTCAGGTTGCCGTCAAACATCAATCAAACTTCCCGGTAATCTGCATCTGTTGAGCCTGGCGCACCCCAGGCTGAATTCGATTTGCCGCGCGGATTGTCGCCGCCGAGCGCCCGCGGGTCCTTGAGAGACAGCCTCGCCGTCGTCCCGCCGGATCCGTCCTGCGACAGAGTGAGCGAGGCGATCACCATGTCCTGGCTGATGCCCAGCCAGTCGTCATCGACCTCGACCAGCCAGTTGGCTTTCCACAATTGCCCGCCCAGGTCGCGGAAACCCGCGACGGTGATCTGGCAGCTTACGCCCTCGCCACTCGCCCGCTTGGCTTCCCATATCGCTCGCTTCTTGAGCCGCTCGGATGTGGCCTCGCCTTCGAACGGCACGATCAGAGGCCGCCGCCGGCGGGCTATGCCCCTGGCCTCCGCTTCCGCCCGCAATGCCGAGGCACTGACCCCGATCGACGCCTGTCCGCGAACCTTGACGCTCGAAAAACTCGTCGCGCCAGAAAGGCTGGCTGACGCACCCTTGATGTTGACGCCACGCACAAGCGCGCCAGCATGGCGCCCCTCGGGCTTGTCGGCAAGGACAAGCTTGCCTTCCGGGCTGTCATGGATCAGCACGCCCTGCGCCCGCGCGTCCGTCTCAAGCGTCTGGAACAGCGTCTCGCCAGGCCGAACCTTGTGCACTGCCTTCTTAATGGTTCTCGCCTTGACCTCCACACCGACGCCGAGCACATCGAATTCCCTGGCGATATCGCCGAGATCTGCGTCGCGCTTGAGGCCGGTGGGGTGATCGATCGAGCATTCCGTGGCGTCGCAGCTGCGCGAGACGAAGCTCACCGAATAGGTCCGGCTATTCTCATCATGACCGGGCCTAACATCTCGCACATAGCCAGTGCCCCACAAAGCGCCCGTCACGGTGATCGTCGCCTCGTCATCAGGCGCGCAGGGAATGCCTGCCCCCGTCCATGCGATATCGAACTGCGCGGTGCGGACGGCCTCCTCGGCGGACTCGTCAAGCGCTGCGGATGTGTGCGGCAACGTCTTTCCATTGACCGAAAAGACAACGGTTTCCAGCGTCACGGCGCCACAGCCTCGAAGCTGACCGGCATGGCCAGCGAAGTGGCCACCCGGTTCCGATCGACAAGCGCCTCGGCCCGGCCCGCATCGCCATAGAGATCATAGGCGAGCAGCGTCGAGGGGAACGACACGCCGGTTTCCACCCGCACCGCCGGCGCCCGTTCCGCCGCAGTCCGCGATAGGAAGAGTGTCGCGACGCCTGTCATCGACACCAGCCACGCGACGGTTTCCGCCCCGAAGGTGCCGGCCTCACTGTAGACTGCATCAGCGCGTGCGCTGATTGCAGTCCTGGCAGCCTGAGCGTCCTGCCGCGACGGATACTCGGCACGCACCGCGGCAAAGCAGACCACCACCAGCGCGACGAGCCGCCACAGCTGGCTGTCGTCCTGCAACCGGTCAATCGCATCGGGCACGGCATTAGCGTCGGCAGCCGCCTCGCCAGTCAGCCGCGCCATTTGCATCAGCGCCGTCACGCCGCTGCCTCCGCCGGCCTGCGCCGCTACCGCCAGCGCATCGATGCGCGCGAGATCATCGGCATCGAGAATGAGTTCACGAGCGAGGCCAGAAATAATGGTCAGAACCTGTTCCATCGTCTGATCACTCACAATTGCGCCGCAATAAGCACCGATGCCGCGGCGAGACCCGCATCGAACGCCGTACGCAACTGCCCGAGCCCGCTGCCCGCTAACGACACCCCGCCGCCCGCCCGCATGAATTCCAGGCGGTAGGCGATGAAACCGTTCCTGTCTTTGCGCCGGCTGCGCGAGCAGGACAGGCAATGCGCCGCCTCGCCCGCATCCATCGGCAGGATCAACAACGATGCACCAGGCGCACCACAAGCCTGCTCCAACGCATGGCCCGCCACGTCTGCCAGGTCGCCCGCCACATAGGCCTCGACAAAGATCGTCTTCGTCCGGGCGCCCATGTCTTCGGTCAGCGAAGCGTCGCCGCCGGAGATCTCATGCGCCACCACGCGGCGACCTACTTCCGGCTCTTCCACATCGACCCAGAACGGCACGCCGCGAAACGACGCCCGCCGCAACGTCTTTGACCAGTCGCGCATCGCCATCTCTATTGTGCCCTTCCGGCTTGCCCGGCCTGCGGCATGGTGCGGCCGCGATTGCCGGAAACGGGCGCGGATGAACCCGACCCAAAGGCACCACTGATGGCGGCACGGATCTGGGCAGCGATTGATGTACCAGCATCACGAATGGCCGCCGCAGCATCCTGCCCGCCTCGCGCGATATCGTCACCAGACGCTTTCACCGCTTCAGCCGCATCCCTGCCACCCTGAGCCAGGTCCGCTCCTGATTGCGACCCAGCCTGATCTATTTTCTCTAATAAGCCCTCTAGTTCATCCACGCGCTGATTGGGGCGCAGCGAAATATTGCCGTCTGCATCAGCGGGCACAGCTAAGGGGGTACGCCCCGCGACATAAGCCTCTGTTCGCACATCACTACGGGCGCGCGCAGCCTCCTGCCTCGCCAACTCCATCTCAAACTCGGACGGTCTGACCGCAGGAACCGGCGCCGATGCGGCAGCGGCTTCGAAAACGGATAGCAGCTTTCCATCCCGCGTCCGGATCACCGGGCCGGTTTCAGGCAAACCCCTTTCCTGATAGGGAACACCATCCGGCAGGTTCGGGGTATCTGCTCCGAGGCGCGCATCGGCGCCCTGCCGGTAACCAGCGATTCTCGTCTTGTCCCATTCGGTTCTTCCGCCGCCCAACCAGAAAACACTTTTCAAGGCCTCCGGGTTGCCTGCATTCATCATTGACCAGAAGCGGCTTTCAAAGAACCCCATGCCCATCTTTGCGAAGCCGCGATCCATTGCGGCCTGATTTTCGATCGTATTGGACACGGAATCCATCCCGGCGCTTGCCGTTGGCGCGATCGCGCCACCGATGCTCGTCTTCAACCGGTCCCAGGAGTTCGCCATCTTATCAATGCTCGCCTGGGTATTTGTCGCCAACCGATCGATGTCGCCCTGCACCGTCCCCGCCGCATTGCCGAGAGCATTAAGCTGGGATGTGTACTCGCCAGTCCGGTTGATCAGCGCCCTCATCGCGATTTGCATTTGTTTGTCAGTGAACAGAAGCGGAATCTTCGAAAGGTCGCCGTCGATTGCCTCCTTTGAAAGCCGGATGAAAGCCATGAGCGTATCTTCGCCGGCCTTCTTGGCTTTCTCCATTTCCCTTCTGATGTTAATGCCGAACTGTTTCTTGAAGTTGTTGGAGACGGTTACCGAGTTCATCTTCGTAAGCACATCCATGAAGGATGTCGCCGCTTCGCCCGATGTGCCGGTTTCCATTCGAACAACCTGCAGCGCCGCCGCAAGCTTCTTGAGGCCTTCTTCACCCCGATATCCCAACGCAGCGAAGGCCGGGGCCAGTGACGGCAACTCCGCAGCCATGTCCTTCAACTCGAACTTGCCGGCCTTACCCGCCTTGGCAATGATGTCGAAGGCGACACCCATCTGGTCGGCAGCTATCCCAAACGAACCGGTGATTGCATCCGCTGTTGTCGCCATTGCAGCGAATTCAGAATCCGAAGCTTGGGCGGCGGCTGCGACTTTCGGCAGAAGTGACATCGCCTCATCGAGGGGCTTGCCGGAAGCAATCAGCGATTCCAGCCCGGAGACAACATTATCAACCGGGGCATTCACATCATCGGCGATCGTGCGCATCTGTTGGAATGCCGTCTGCATCTGAGCCGAACTGGCGTCGGCGTTGATACCGATGCGCTCCAAACGCCTCTCGATTGTCGCGAAGGCCCGGCCAGCCGACACCGCACCATAGGTGATCGCTGCAGGCGCGGCATAGCGCATCAACGCTGCGGTGGCCGCATTTGAGCTCTTGGCGATCATCGTTTGGTTTCTGAAGACCGCCGCGGCCTTCCGGTTCACGTCCGCAAGCTTGGAGCCCAACTGGCCGAAAGCCGCCATAGGCCCAAGCTTCGCCGACAGCCGGACAATGGCTTCAATCGTGCGGTTGCTCATGGTTTGCTTCCAGCTTCAAAACCGCGAACGGCCCAGGAGACACATTGCGATGGCGTCATCGCCATCACGCTTTCAAAGGAAAGGCCGAACCTGAAGATCAGCAGGTCGGCGGCGCGGCGAGCGGCTTTGCCCTCGCCCGGGTAAAAAAACCGGTGATCGCCTCTTTCACTGCGATCGCGTCGGCCAGATCGAGATCGCCAAGATCCGCAGCAGACGGCAGATCGTCTCCGCGTTTGAGCAACCGGTCGCGGTATCGCCACACCCGATCGTCATGATTTATGATCAGCATCCCGCCTTCAGGTGCCGGCTGATATTCCGCAATCTCGCCGACCGCCTCGAAATCCGCCATCTTCGGCTCGCGGAAGGTGAGGCTGTCGAAAGCCCGGCCGTGCGCCTCGTAGCGACGCGACAGCCGGATGGTCTTTTCACCGGACATGGATCAGCCCTTCTGGACGTAGGTTTCCGCAGCGCCCGCCATGCCGGTGACTTCGCCGTTCATGCGATTGATCGACGGCTCACCGGTGAAGAATGCGCGCGTGTAATAGTGCGACACACCGGTGTCATCCTCGATGAACGTCGCGTCGAACCGGTCGGCTGTCATCAGCGCCTGCATGTTCTGCCCCTTGTCGGCAAACGACATTTCGAAGGCATAGGGCGTGAGCGTCGAAACCCGGTCGGTCGACCGGTCCTGGTTCACGACAGCCTCGACGGAACGGCCAGCCGTCATCAGCGTCATGGTGCCACGCAGCGAAAAGGTTTCGCCATTTGAAAGCCGAAGGCGGATCTGACCGCCATAATCTTTACCAGCCATTTTCAGGATCCTTTGTTTGGAATCGGGTCAACCGGGCGCTATCTCGCCCGGTTCAAGTTCGGTCAGCGAAACTGGGAGTAGACGCGCGCCAGCCCCGAGAAGATGTCGAGCGGATTGGTGAAGTCCATCGGCACCACCGCATCAACCCGGTTCGGATTGTCACCGTTGCGGGTGACCGTGAGATCCTTGAGTGCTGTGGCCGAGTTCTCCAGAACCCCGCGCAGCTCAAGATCCACATAGGCATGGTAGCACGTGGCCTCGATGTCCTTCGGCGTCGAAACCGAGCCGACATTACCGGGGTTGTCGTCGGCAATCACCTTGTTGGAATGCTCGAACGCCAGCTGCGCCAGCATGTAGCGCAGCGAATACATCAGCGCATGCGGCTTCTGGATATCGCGGAACGTGGTGTCGGGTACGCCCGCAGTGGTGCGGGCATGCGTAATGATCTTGTCTACCGCCACCCGGCCATTGCCGTTGACGCTCCAAGAAGAAAGCCCTGCAGCGAGAAACGCGTTCCGGGTCGCGAGATCCGGCCAGTAGGCCCCATCCGACGGCGCGCTGATTCCCTCGACCACGAGGCCGGTCTGGTTGCGGTTCACATCGCCCGTCGCGCCACCGGCGAGCCACGGCGCCACGCGCCCGATCATCGCTGCCACCCACAGATACCCCGGCTCGGAATGACCGCCCGAGGCAAAGGTCGGCACCGCGCAAAGCTTCCAGGTGTCCTTGCCCTCGCCGTAGGAAATCAGGTTCGACTGGCTGTCGCGCTTCGGATAATAGGCGATGCCGAATTTCTGGTTGGCATAGGACCAGCGGCCCGACGCTTCCGAAAGAAGCGTGTCGTACTTGCCCACATTGGTGGCGTCGCCGAAGGCCGAGACCAGGAACGACCAGTCATCTTCCTCGATCGCCGCGTTCGCCGAAGACGTGTCAGGTGTGCCGGCGCCCGCCGTTCCCTCCGCAATGGTCAGTACGCCAGTCAGAGCGTTGGTGCCGTCGAGCACCGGAACGCTTACCCCGATTTCCGCCGCATAGGCCCCGGCGTGGCGCGCCGTGATGGTGACCACGTTGGTGGCCACCGTCGAGGTGTAGGGCAGAGCGTGGCCACTCTGCGGATTGTCATAGGCGTTGATCGCGGCGTTGATCGCCGCGGCCACCGTGTTGGCGCTGTCGCCGGCAGCAATCGAGATCGAAACCAGTTCGCCCATGATATTGATCACACCGGTGCCGCCGGCGGCAGGCACCGTGCCCACCGTGATGGTGCGAATCTCTGCGGTCCCGGAGGCCGGGATAGAGACGATGAAGAGCGGGTGTGTTGGCGCATTCTTGCGGAACACGTTGACCATCTGCTCGAGCATCGAGCCCTTGCCGGCCAGCGCGCGGGCCTGGGAGCGAGAAGCGCAGGACACCTTGACATTGTCCGACATCGAACCGGCCGATGTCTTGTGGCCATACAGGATGACCGGCGCCAGATCTTCGAACTGGCCGCCGCTCTCCACCGAGAACGCGAACAGGGGGGCCACGAGGTTTGCAGGTACGGTCATTTCCGCGTCTCCTTGTTGGATGCGGCCGCCGCCGCCGGTTTGCTGGGTCTGGGTTTCGATTGAGGCTCGTCGTCCGCCGTGAGCTCAAGAGCGCCTTCGCTGATCAGCCGAGCGTAATAGCGGTTTGCCGGGTCGATCATCTTGCCCGCTTCCGGGAAGGCTTCGCCGTCCGTGGTGCGCAGCAATGGAGCGCCCTCGGCTGGTTTGTAACGTTGCATGTTCCTACTCCAGTGTTGCGCCAGCCGCCGGACCCGCGCTGGGATCAACGGTGAGCTCCGTCAGGTTCGTTCGGGTCTCGCCGGCAAGGTGCGTCGCGAGCACGGTCAGTTTCGCCTTGGCATAGGATCCCGCTGGCAGCGCGTCGTATAGTGTTTTGATCCGGCCAGTCAGCCCGGCTTCGTCGCTCAGTTCGTCATCGGCGATGGTCAGTGTCATTCGCATGAATTCCCGCTGGAACCGTAAGCCAAGCTCCGGCACCGTGTGGCTCTCCTGCTCGATCTTGTCGCAATGCGTGGCGATCCGTCGAAACAAACGCCCTCGCTCAGAATAGAGCAACTCCTTGCGCACCTGTGCCATCATCGCCGACAGCACCAACCGCGCCTCGGGGTCGCTTCCCGCCACCGCATCGACATAAGTCGCGCCGATGTCTTCGTCGCGGGCGATCACAGCCAGTTCCCCGACGATCTCCAGCGTCATCTGGCAATAGTTGTCGCGCACATCCGCCGCTGCGCCGCGCGCTTCGACCGTCGAGTCTTCCGTATAAAGTGCCAGCACAGGCGTATATGGCAGATCTCCGGACGCCAGATTGTCGATGTCGGCAACGCTCGCCTGTCGACTGTCAAACACCATGGCGCGGGCAAGCGTCGGGAACGCATCTGTCGCTCCGGTCGGCAGCAACACTTCCATGGCGGCCAATCGCACGGCTTCAGCGGTCAGCGTCATGGCTTCGCCTTGTTGATGTAGAAAACGCGCCGGGAAGAGCCGTCGCGGTGAATATCGGCAATCTCATAGATCACGGTGTCGGCCACAAGATGGTCGCCCCTTTTCGGCAGCCATGGCCATGTACCGTCATCATGAGCGGTAATCACCGCGTCGAACGCTACGTTGGCCGGCCCGGTCTTTCCGGCCTGCATGAACTGTTCGTTGCGCAGCGGCGGCGGATTAAATTCGACGGATCCCGGAAACGGAAAACTCGCCCGGGCCGGATCGGCTTCCCGGCGGTGATTGACCGTCGTGCCGCCCTTGCGGGCGATTGCCTCAACCTCAACGGTGTCAAAGAGCGCCGCCGCGTCAGTCTCGAGACGGCGCTCCATATCGGTCCAGTTGCTCATCGGCCTGGGGTCAGTTCGAGGTCTTGACCTGTACAACGCACTCCGGCTGCTTGTTCACCGCCAAGCGGTTGGTCTGGGATTCCAGTTCAACCCCCTTGCCGTGCTTCAGCGACTCGACCGAAATGTAGATCGTGTCGGCGTCGGGCTCCTGATTGACGAGATCCATATGGTGCACCGGAGCCTCGAAGGTCCGCATCATCGACTGGGTCCCGGTCGGATAGGCGGTGCCGGAATTGTCGGCGACGTTCTTCTCGGTCGTGATCGCTCCATTGGCGGCGCGAACCGGCAGGCCGCCCTTGTACTCGCGCCATACGATGTCGCCGAACTCGAAGGCGCGGCCCCAGTTGCCGGCGCGGTTTTCGCGATTGAGCTGCTTGTGCTCGCTCGAGTTCTGGGCATTGAGCCAAAACTTCTCGACGTTCGGATGGGTGATGAGCTTGCCGAAGAACTTCGAATCCACCACGGCTTCGACGCCCGCACTGGTCTCGCCCTTCAGGTTGGTCATCGTGTGATCGATCACTTCCTCGCACTTCGCCCGGACATCGGTCCCGGCCGTGCCGAGAACGAAGTCCACCTCCTTCTTGGTAATCCCGAAGACCGTGTAGAGATCGTAAAGCGTCTTGCCGCGGCCATCCTTTATCAGGCCCTTCAGCGCGCCGAGGCGGATGTATTCGAGGGTGATCGAATGGTTGCGGCGGATGAGATCGAGCTTGCGAGCGGTCTCGCGGTCGACCGAGCGCTGATCAACCTGGCCGTTGAAGACCTGCAGCAGCCCGTCCACATCGCCGACCGCGATCCGTTCGAGGTGCGGGAAGTGCGGGATCTGCAGGATCACGCCACCCTCATCCGCGTCCGTCCCGCCGACAGATCCGGGCGCGCCGGGCTCCTGGGCGGAAAGAACGTAGATCTGGCCATTGCGGTAGTCCACCCGCACGAAGCGGGCGCCGAGCGTCTCGATCGGGAACAGGTTGAGGGCGTTCAGAAGCCCGAACTCGTTGGGAAGACGGTTGACCTCTTGGGTCAGGTCCGTGCTGGTGTAGAGATAGTCGAACATGAGTGTCTCCTGCGGCGCGGCGACACGCCACGCTCGTCAATGGGTGGATGGCAAGGGCGCGGAGAGAAGCCGCACCCTGTTTGATCAGCGCTGGATGATGTTGAGCTGCTTCAGCGTTTCGATGCCCGCAGCCTTCTCGGTAGCGGTGATGCCGTCGGGCCAGACGATCTTGTCCGCGGAAAGGATGGCAGGTCCGCGATCGAGTGACAGCCCGTCGACGGCAACCCCATCGGGGGCCGTGGTGTTGCGGAGAGACAGGCCGATGATGTCGCCATCGCCCGGAACCCAGGCGACGCGGGTGTTGGACGGATCTTCCTGGTCGATGGCGACATCGATCACGAAGCTGTCGCCCACGACGAAGTCGGTTCCACCGCCGGTGATCGTGAACTTGACCTGCTTGGCGAAAGCCGCGCCGCCGGTCGCTTCGCCGACGGTCTTTCCATCCGGCCCCTCGACCTGGAACTTCGAAGCGGAGTCGGCCCCGCCGGTTGTGCAGCGCAACGTATACCGGCCCTCCTGAACCGCCTTGACAGTCGTGTAGAACGGATCCGCGAGGGCGATGGTGCCGTTGCCGGTGTTACCCGCGACCGCCGCTGCCGTTGCCGCCAGGTTTGCAGTGGCGACATCCAGCATCAGCGGCGTGCCGAGAACGACCTTGCGTTCGGAGCCCGAACCGGCCTTGAGCGTGTAGTTTTCGCGGCAGAACTGCGGGTCGTATTCCTGCTTGAGAAGGTCACTCTCGCGGACCGGCGCAGCATGGGAATAATAGGGCATCATGGGATTTACTCCTGTTGACCGGCATCACGCCTGCTTGCGGGCGATGCGGACTATGGGATTGTGAATGAGACCGTTCAGGCGCGCTTGCGCTCGACCCTGGCGGTGATGAGCTTGGAAAGTCCGCTTTCGGCCTTCTGGCCTCCTCCCGGCGCTGCAAGACCCGCCCCGGCGGCTGCGCGGGACTTGTCGTAGGCCGCTGCAGAAGGCTTATCTTCTTCCTCGGCGTCGGCGGCTGCGGCAGCTGGGGCGGAGGCGAGAACCGCCTTGACCTCGTCCACCGACATTTCCGTGGTTGCATGAAGATGTGCGGCGAGCGCCTCGCGGCCTTTCGCCTCGTCAAGAGCCATGATTTCCGCATGCCGTGAGCGGTCGGCCTTCACGGCTTCCCGAACCGCGTTGGCGGTGGCTTCATCGGTGTTGGCGGGCTTGGTATCCGCCTTCGGCTTGTCGGTCATGTTGGGGTTCTCCTTCTGGTGACCGGTTGGCGCCGTGGCGGATGCCGCCGGCGGTTTGCGTGTGGCCTGTTTCAGGCTCCATCCATTGGCGCTTGCCACCGCGCGGAGTTGATCCGGCGCATGAGCATAGGCGCGGTAATCGAATGCAGCGACGGCGGGCGCCGCGTTGTCATTGGCAGCATCGGCAAAACCTTCGGCGATCGCCTGCTCCGGCGTCAGCCAGGTTTCCGCCTTCATCACCTCCCGGCACTCGTCGGCGGTCTTGCCGGACTTCGCCGCGTAAACCCGCGCGTAGGCGGTGGCCAGCGCCTCGAGCGCCTCGACGGCCTTCTGGTGATCCGCTGATGTTCCGAATGAAATGCCCGCCGGATCATGGATCATCATGATCGCACCTGACGACATGGTGACCGTGTCGCCGGCCATGGCGATCAGCGAGGCGGCCGATGCGGCAATCCCGTCGACAAGGACATTGGTGTCCCCGGCCCTGCGGGACAGAAGAGCGTGGATCGCGGCGCCATCGGTTGCGTAGCCGCCACCCGAATTGATCACCACGAGCAGGTCCGAATCTTCTTCGACCGACGCCAGGGCGACCATTACCTCGTCATAGGTAAAGCCCTCGCCCCACCAGTTGTCTCCGACAAAGCCCGAGAGTGTCAGCGTCTGTCCGTCAAGTGTTGCAGCCATGATCTGTCCTCAAAAGTGGAAGCTGGCAGCGCCGCGGCGGCGCTTGCCCGATTTTGCGTCACAGGCCGCTGACAGGCGGCTCAGCTCGGCGTCGAGTTCGCTCATTGGGATGGATGCGTATCGCATCCGCCTGCGGGTCACCGGCGAGGCTATTTCCCCCTCTTCGACGGCCTCGCCCGCAAGCCGCCGGATCTTGACCGCATAGAGCGCCTGGAACAGTGCGCACGGGTCGTTGATGTCGACGGTGGCGCCATCGATTTTCACCGTTGCCATCCCGCACCCCTACTCGTTGTTCTGGACTTCCACCGGCTGCGCCGGCGCCGGTGCATCGCGGTCATAGGGAGATCGCATCCCGGCCTCGAGATAGCGCTGGTGGTCCGCACTGCGTTCGTCGAACAGCTCGTCCGCGTCCACACCCTTGAGTTCCGCCTCACGCGGGATGCTGGATGTGCCGTTGGCAATCCGCTCGCTGGCAGCCTTCTCGGATTTCAGGTCGTCCGCCGTCGGCTTCTCCGGGCCCTGCCACTGTGCCCAGGTGGCGGCGTCGCGATTGGCGCGATAGTTCGCAAGACCGCCCTTGAACGGAACGCGGCCCACCTCGATCATCTCGTCGAGCCATTGCTCGTAGATCATCTGGTAGGCGGGTGCTGCCACGTGCTCGCGTCGTCGCATCACCACCGGCCAGATCGAGGCGTTTTCCATCCGGACCGACGAATAGGTCGCGTCCGAATGGTCCATCGTATAGGCGCCGTAGGTAACGCCGATCGCCCTGGCCATGTCGCGGTCAAGCGACTGCGTGAGCGGCAGGTAATTGTCGCCCGGGGCCTCGGCCTGCTTGAACTCGAGCGCCTCGTCGGGCGCCAGAACCGGGATCCGGGAGCCGCCCGTCAGGCTGACGCCACCTTCCGACGCCCGGTCGAGGGTTGCACCGAGATGGCCCAGCACATTGTCATAGATCGACTTGCCGAGCGTGCTTCCGTCGCCCGAACCCTTGGCCAGTTCCTGCAGCGACTCGATCGCCTCCGCCGACGGCAGCTTCGACGTCAGCACCGCGGCGAAGAAGGTCTGCACGATCAATGTCTGCAGCGTCGCTTCGCGCGCGACTTCGGTCTGGGCATGCTGTTTCAGGATGGGCGTCAGTTTCGAAATGCCGCGCACATCGTCCGCGTCGAGCGGATCGAAGATATGCATGACGACCGGCCGTCCGCTCGCATCATATGCCGGATACCTCACCCGCTTCGGAAAGCCGCTGTGCTTCTCTTCGAACAGGTAGCCTTCCGGACGGCCGTTCGCATCGTGATACACCCCCTGCCAAAGCCGTTCGCCGACATTCGTATCCTGCAGCAGCCGCGGCGGCGGCACGAGCAGCGTCTTGGATCCGGTCGAAATACCGTAGCGCGCGCGCTCGCCGGCATCGAAATGGGTGAGTATCCCGGTGGTCTCACCAAACGCGATGTGCCAGCGAAGCGAGATGGCCACCAGCTGCGGAACCGTAAACTTGCCGCGGTGGTCGCACTCTCGTGCGTTCCAGGCGTACTTCTTCCATTCGGCCTTGACCAGCTTGGCCCAGGCCGTCGCCTCCTCCTTGTTCCAGCCGAGCCGCGTAAAGTCGGGCGCTGGCTTGAGAATGAGCTCGGAGCCAACGGTGTCTGCGATCACCTGGTCGACCGCCCCGGTCAGACGGCCGGAATTGTGGATGAAGTCGAGCGCCAGGGCTGCCGCCCTGCGCCAGGATCTCCGGATTTCATCCCGGCTGTCCGGCACCGGTGTCAACCGGGCAGCCAGCACGCCAGACGGACTGTCGCGCAACATGCGCATCACCGGCCGCGGTGCGCCTGACACGGCAGTGCCGCGCGCCAGCACCGTGCCGTCACGCGCCACATTCGGTACCCGCATCACTTTCGCCTCTTCCATTTTGCCAGCACGCTGTCGGCTGGTTCATTGTTCGACACGGTCGTCGGCGTCTCCTGCACCTGCACGTGCCGTGATGCCTCCTCGGCAATTTTCTGGGATGGCTGCGAGAACAGGGTCCTGCCCTCGGACGGCGTCAGCTGCGCCCGCAGTGCAGCCCAGCCCGCCGGCGTAAGCCGCGAAAGCCCCATATGCTCTGCCATCGCCATCGCGTAGATCCGACAATCGAGGAAATGGTTGTCCTTTCGGGTCTTCTTCCATTCCTCGATCACCCGGCCCCGGACCATCTTCTGGTCGAAGTATTCGGCCGTGAGCTGTCGAAAAAACTCCTCGTTCCGCGCCTCGCTGAAGTGGCAATACCCGGGAGGATCCGCCACCTCCCCGGACCGCAATCCGAGCCGGTGAAGGTTGCCGTAGAATTCGCCCTTCAGCGACCATGTTCCGACCGGCCAGAGCATCGTCGAACCGATGCGCTTGCGCTTGCCACCCTTGCGGACCGCCTTCCTGGTCGGCACCCCGATGGCAGGAACGCCACGGCCATGCTTGCCGGCGATCGCGTAGGTGTCGGGCCGTTCCCGGCACCATTCGAGCACCTGCGTGGTGCGATTGCCGTCGCCGGCGTCGACCGCCATCGCTTCCTGTCGCCGCTGCCCGCCAAACGTATCCGGCCAGGCCTTCCGGTAAAGCTGATCGAGCTTCACCCAGGCGCCGCCGTTCTTGTCGTCGGTGTCGCCCTCGAGAAACTCCGCATGGACCGACCAGGATTGCCGATCGGATCCGAAAGCGACGAACTCGACATAGATGCCGTTGTGCTGGACATCGGCGCCGGCAACGAAGATCAGACCCTCGGCCGGTATGACACCGTCGGGATAGTCCTCCCGGCGCTCGATCAACCGTTGCCAGTCGGGAGCATTTCCCCGCATCTGGTAGGGCAAGGCCCGCACCAGGTTGTGATAGTCCTTTGCCCCCGCCTCACCGCGTGGTTCGGCCTTGAGCTTGTCGTCGGCAATATCGCCGAGGCTCATGAGCAGGCTCATGAACGCATCGACATGAAAGCCGGGATGCCTGTCCGGTCCGGACTGGGTTGGCCGATAATGCCCCGCTCTCACCATTGGCACCCGCTCGGATTCGGTGATCCAGTGCCCGCAGGACGGGCAGACTACGACACTCTTGTGCGGATGCGCCCGATCGACCTGGAAGTGGTCGTCCGATTGCACGAAGTGCTCGTGACATTCGGCGCATGCGACAAACCAATGTCTCTGGTCGGAGCGCCTGAACGACCGGTCGATACGGCAATGGGCCGGATCGTCGCCGAGTACATCGCCCGAATCGAGTTCCGGGGTCGACAGCTCGAAAATCTTGTATGTGCGTTGCCTCCGGAACGCGGTGAAGCGTCCAAAGAACAGCGTCTCCGGGTCAGCTCCGTTCGACAGCTCGGCCCATTTCGAAACCTCGTCTTTCACGCCGAACCGGCATGTCTTCATGGACAGGTCCATGACGGTGTTGGCATTGGCGAGCGAAATATAACCGCCCGGAAACCGCTTCTCGTAGGTCGTCGAGTTGCGGCCGGACCGGCTCGTCACCGGCAGGATGATCTTCTTGCCGGTCTTCGCCTGCCAGGCGTCGATCAGTGGCTGCAGTTTCTGACCGTTGATGTCCTGGAGCGCGTCGATGCCCGGAACGCCATAAAGAACGTTGTCCGGCACAATCTCCGCGATGTAGAGGCACCAGGCGAGCGCAAGGATCGACACCCCGGTCTGTTGCGCCTTCCGCACGGTGACGAGGTTGGCGGGATGCTCCTGGCTGAGGCACTGGGCTATTTCGACCAGGTACGGCGCATCGTGGGGTGACCACAATTCACCTTTGCGGGGCCCGTCGACCAGGACGATGTTTTCCGACAGCCACTCCACGAAGGGCTTGGGCGGAACCGGCCTGATCGCATCCGATAACCGCGACGCGACCAGCTGCAAGGCACCCGGATGGATCGTCACAAGCCGGCCTCTTCGTCCTCGATCACATCCTTGTCCGGCGCCGCCGCGGCGATCTCCTTGAACTTCTCGGCGATCGACAGGTTGATCTTGTGCGCGACTTCTCTGAGCGCCAGACGAAGTCCGTGCACGCCTTCCTTTGCGAACGGCACCGACAGATCATCGGCGTGGTTTGGAAGCCTTGCGACCAGCGCCTGGGCTTCTCGGCCGAGACTGTCGAGCGCGGCCTCAACGAGTTCGGCCCTGATCAGCTTCCCGCACGCCTCATCATGCTCGAGCTTGAGCCGGCTGTAGCGCAGCCATTCGTTCCGCCGCCTGGCCTCCTCGAAGGAATCCGCGTCCGTCTCCGATGCAGTCGTGTCACCGCGTTTCGGCTTCTCGCCGCTCACGGACGGACGCGATGCCATGACCTTGGCCGGGTTCTGAAACTTGCCCCGGTAGTGATCGATATGGGCAACCGACACGCGGACGATGCGATCGCGGCTGTCCCGCTCCACCGGGATCTCATGCTTCGCGATGAGCTCACGCACGGTCTTCGAAATCGCCTGGCGGGAAATTCCGTCGCGTTCGGCGATCTCCGACAGCGTCATCATCACTGTCTCGACCATGACTTCCTCAAAATCCTGAATGACAACCTGACAACGCTCTGCTCACGCCACTGACAACCTGACAACCCAACCAGAACCACTGCAAAACTGGCAGTTTTTCGGGGTCGTCCCGCCCCGCTTGGGTTGGAGGCGGGATACGGTCCCTTTTTTCCGGCGAGCCCACACGAGGTTTGCGGCTTGTGTCACACACTCGTCGGTGCAGTCAGCGTGCGGCAAGGCGGGACAGACGGCGGTCGACCTCGTGCAGAAGCCGGGCGGCGAAGTCACGATCCATAATCTCCTCGGCCATCCGCTGGAATTCACCGTGCCGGTCGGCGCCCATGGCATGGGCAGGGTTGGCGGCGTAAAGCTCGCGAACCGGTGTTCGGCTCTTTCCCTTTCGGATCAGAACGGCATTGCCGCCGGATATCTTTGAATGGGCGACGAACGCCCCAGCATAGGAGCCACGTCCGCGAACGCTCACACCCTTTCGGGTTTGCCGCGCGCTCAGTTGTGCCAGCGAAATCCAGCGCGAACGCAGTTTGATCTCGACATCGTCGCCGGTCAGCCGCATGGCTGCTGCACCGCGGACAAATCGGTAAGGCAGACCGGAATAACTCGCAGCCAGCCTCGTGATCTGGGTGCGCGCCTTCTTGCCGGTGTGATTGACGGCCGAGCGAAACGCCTTGGCCTTCAGATCAGCCGGAAGGCGATGCATCGCCGCACCGAGCGCCCGGAAGTCACTGGCATCGATGTGAAGTGCTGCGCCGGCCACCTGACGGTCTCCCAATGAAAAACCCGCCGGCGGCGTGGGGGCCGAGGCGGGTTGAACCTTTCCTTTTCAGGGTGAGATGACCATTGTCAACTTTTCGCCGCCTGTCAAAGAAAAAGCGACAAAGAGTGAGAGGGGTCTCCCCCGACCGGCTGGCCCATCACTACTGTCCACGGTGCGGTCGTGGGGACTTCGGCGGTCAATTCATGACTTGAAAGTTGTCCCGCAACCTCTCGGGCTACATGGCGCACGGACAGCGCCCAAACAGACCGGCGGAACCGGTCGATCGCCAATCCGGCCACATCTTCGGTCAACCGGTATTTTCGATAAGCGCCAGCGCGGGGACGATGGCTGCGAGGATTGAACCCATCCACCTCCCGTTCGATCGGGTTTCCAAAGGCATCCTGACCGGGAACTTTCACGAACCATGCCGGCTTGCCGCCCCGCATCACCATGGCCCGGCCCGGCTCATCACCCCGCCAATCCGGCTTGCGGCCGAGCACGGCGCGAGCGATCAGCATGGCCTGGATTTCCTGTCCGGTCATGACGGCGAGCCGCGGACGCACCCGCTCCACGCAAGCCGCAACAAGCCCGTCTTCATCAGGCCAGTCGGGAAACGGTGTCCAGTCCTCGGATATCGAGATCCGTGCGTTGCCGAGCCCGGCCACAGCCGAACCCACCAGAAGGGCATCCGGGTGAGGATCCCCCTCATCCATGTAAGCCGGCACAACGCCGTGAGCATTGATCGACGCATCGATGACCGTGCCGAGAATGCCGAGATCATAGACCATGCCCCACGATGAAGATGTGGAAGCGCCGAGGCCGCCGCCAGGACGCTCCGCCTTCGGCAGTTCATGCCGGTAAGCCCATTCGAGGAGCTCAATAATGGCAATCTGTTTCATGGCATTTTGTCCTGTCTTGTCGGCTGCACCACTTTGCACCACTTTGCGATAGTTATGACGATAGTTATTCTATTTATATTTCAATGCCTTGCATCACTTGCGCCAGTTGTTGAGGGGCTATACGTATGCAGTTTTTCCTTTCGCAGTGTTTTCCATACGTATAGGGTCGCGATAAGTGATGCAGACTGGTGCAAGCCATTGTTTTCATTCCCCCAAACCCCCTTGATCAACTATCGCAGACTGGTGCAGAACTGGTGCAACTGGTGCAGAATTGGCCTCAAATTGGCGGGATATCGTCCCAGTAGCCCGGTGGTGACCCGCCTGTTTCGCCCTCGCCGCGCGGCACGTTCTCCAGCCTGACGCCGAGATAATGGTTGGTTCGCCCCTCCTCGCGCTCGAACTTGCGCTTCATAATCAGCCCGAACCGCGTCAAGGAAATCGGCTTGCCCCCCTGGTCGACGGTGTAATTGACATAGGCGTGATAGAAATCCTTGGCCGTAACCCGCGCACCCGGCTCTGTGCGCACACAGGCGGCGCAGAAGGCGGCAGTCGGGTCCATCTCGTCGCGATAGTCCTGGGTGGCGCGGGCAACCGCTTCCGGGATCACCAGCCCCTCCTCCAAAAACACCCGCATGCCCTCGATCAGCCAGTTGAGAATGCCCGGAAACTCCGGCTCGAACTCCGCCATCACGTCTTCAAAGTCGCGCTGTTCCTCTGGCCTGAGCTGGACCGGCCAGTGGATCACGCACATGCGCCGCCAGATGCCGTTGTCCATGCCGGTGATCTTGGGATAGCCGTTGCCGCTCATGTGTGGCGTGAACTTCGGATCGAAGTCGAAATAGCCCTGGTGGAGGTCGCGCGCGGTGATCGCCTCGCCGCCTGTCACCTCTTTCACAAGGTTCTCCTTTAGGTCCTCGCCCTGGGGAAGCTCCTTGACGCGCAGAAAACGCCGCCCATAGAGCCGGGCGATATCGGGCGAGGCCGATCCGCCGGTGTTGCTTTCCCCGATGAAGGAGGTGGCCGGCAGCGTCACAGAGGCCGAGGCCAGCAACCGGCAGATCACCTCCATGGCGACCGACTTGCCGTTGGCGCCGGACCCGTAGTGGAAGAACAGCTTCTGCACCGTGACGCCGACAAGGCCGAGCGCAAATGCAATCTGCACCAGCTTGCGCACCTCCGGGTCAGGCAGCATCCGGGTGAGAAAGGCTGTCCAACGCGGACATGAGGCCTCCGGGTCATAGTCCACCGGCACCAGCTGGGTGATCAGGTCTTCGCGGCGATGCCCCTGCAGCACATTGACATGCGCCCGCACCGTCTCCTCATCTTCCTGCGCGTCCGACTGCGCCGGCACGGTGACAGTCTCGCGGTTAAACCGGATCGTGTGATTGAGCGTGGCAAAGGAATAGAGATCGGCGTTAAAATCATCTGGGCTGCGCATGATGTGCGGCGCGAGGCAGGCGAGCATCGAAGTTAAACGCGCCATGTTCTTCGAACTCACGGCATGGTCCGCCCGACGGCCGACGCGCTTCTGCCAGGACTTGGTCGCGTCTTCCGCCAGCTTCTTCGCTTTCACCTCGGCTTTGCCAAGCTCATCGTCAGGACGTTGAAGGAATTGACCACCGGCATCGAGAGCCGCCTGTTCCTGCGGCATCGGATGGATGTGTTCACATTCGAGCCGGATCAATTCGCCGAGCTGCTGGGCCAGCGCCAGGGCTCTCGGTCCGCCATTATCCGTATCCCAGTGCGTTCCGGTCCAGACTGCATAGAACGGGCTCTTTGCCTTGGATTGCATCACCACCAGCAGATCGGAGCCGAAATGCGACCGCAACCTCACGGCATTGTCCGTGTCCGAGTGATCGAGCTTGGCACATTCGGCAACGATTTCTGCGAGACCCTTCTTTGCCGTGGTGCCCGAAAATCCGGCCTTCTGCCCCTCGGCGCGACCGGCCTCGCGTTCGGCACCAGTTTCACCACCGCCACGATCGTCAGAAGGGGGTTCGGGGGCTCGGCTTTCACCCCGCTCATAGTTCATCGCATCGAGATGTGCCTGAACGGCCGCAGGAAGTTTGACATGCTTGTTCACGCTGCCTCACCCCGCTGCGCAGCAAGAATGATCTCTGCCCAGTCCTGCCCTCGCGGTGGCCAGGCGGTGCAGACGTCGATACCTGGTGCAATCAGCCCCGCGCGAGCCTCGGCGCGAGCCATGTGCGCGGCAGTCCAGACGGGCTCAGAATCACCATCGCCGAGAAACAGAAGATCGCGCACATGGGCGCCAAGAGGGAAGCCTTCGGAAAGCCGCTCCGGGTCAGGATCCGGACTCGGCATCATCACCGGCCGGGTGGCGCCATTGGCATTGACCTTCGTGTCGGTCGGATGGGCAAACCGCCCGGTGCGCGCGGCCGCCCCCGCCAGGTTGCCGATATCGCCCGCTGCGGCATAGAAGGTTGAAAGCGCTGTCGCCTTGTCGTCATCGAGCTCGGCCGTGAACCATGCGGCGACATTCTCGATCCCCTCTCCCACCACCCAGCGCTCAGCACTCATCTCGCCCGCGACGGGCAGAAGCCCGCCCTTTTTCGAGCCGCGCATCTTCTTGCTCTTGAGGGCCTCTCCGGTGTCTGGGCAGATGAGCTTGGGCCGGTACTTGGGCCCCGCACCCAGATCGATCCAGGTCTGGTGAATGCCGATCATCTGTCCAGCGCCATCGACGAACGGCAGCACCATGGCCAGACCGCACCAGATGTCGCGGGCAAAGCCCCGCTCATCCCTGCCATGCCAGTAGGTAAGCTTCGGCTCGAACCGTATTGCCTTGCAGCAATGCGCCCCGGCCTCGATCGGCAAGCCAGAACGGAGATTGAGATAACGGAAGGCCGGTGCCCGCGATGCGGAGCCAGCCGCCTCATAGATGCCCCGACATTTCGCCAGTTCGCGATCGCGATAGTCATTGGCCTCCCGGTCGCGCTCTGCCGCATCGGCCTCGGCCCGTGCTCTCAGCGCCTCAGCCTCGGCCTGAATTTCGGCGCGTCGCTCGTCGCTCACCTGCTCGCAGGCATCGGGCACCGCCTCGCCAAGCACCAGGCCGCAGGCTTCGAGAAACTCGGCGCGCTGCCCGACATCGAGGCCGCGAACGTGTGCGGACATGCCGATCGCATCATTGCCGCCGATGGAACCGCCGCGACAGTTCCACTTGTTCTTGGCGGTGTTGAGAGCGAACCGGTCGTTGCCGCCACAACGCGGACAGGGCATTGCCTGCTCCGCCGCACGGCCCTTGATGGTGATCCCCAGACGGGGCGCGGCTTCTGCAATGGAGACTTTGCGGGCGCGGGCGACGAACAGCTCGAGGATCTCGCTCATTCCGCGGCCTCCTGAAACTCGGCCAGGTGCGGCACATTGGCCCGCGTGATGGCCTCAGCCAGCGGAGGGCAGACGCTGTTGCCGGCGCGGCCCACCTGGTCGGATTTCGAGAACACGTTGCCTTCGAGATCGCGGTCGATCTCGTAATCCGCTGGGAATCCTTGCGCGTTGAACAGTTCGCGTGGCGTCAGCATCCGCATGCCGATGTCGACCATCACCAGCATGACGCCCTCGACCTCGAGCGTTACGAACTCGCGCTCATCCCAGAAGCCATGAGCCCGCAGGAACGCCGCCACCTCGCGGGCGCGGTCGTGGTGTTCCGGTCCGAACGGAGGCGCGGCAAGTGCTGCCAGCGAAAGGCAGAAACGGTCCTTCGTGGTAACTGTGTGCAGCGGGTCGCGCGGTTCCTGCCCGTCGCCTGTGCCGTAATATTTGGTCAGCGCACCGGCCACGAGAGCGGACTGGCCGCCGCCTGTACAGGCCACCCGAGCGGGTTCATCCGCTGCGCTAGCGCGCCGGTCGCTGCCCTTCATGGAAAGCATGCTGGCCGCGACGACGCCCTGCTGCGCGCCCGATGCCGTCACCGTCGAAACCGGCTCATCGGCCTCGCGCCCCGGATTGACCCCGCCAACCCGCCTGCTGTCGTTGTTGTGCTGGGCAATAAAAGCAGCCGCTGAAGCGCCGGACAAAAACCGACACCCCTTTTGCTGATCCAAACTCGAGCCATCTTTCAAACGGAGACATGCTCGATGTTCAGTTTTAGATTCAAGAACTTCACCTTTCGCGGTAAAGGCCTTGTCGGACTCATAGCGCTCGCTATCCTTTGCACCATGGTTGTTCTTTTCCGGTTTGGGTGACCCCGCTGCCAAAAAGGCCGCCACCGGCGCGTGCTTGACGCCCCCGGCGACCACTGTCCCGAGCGGCGCGTCCGGATCGAGCGACCGAGGCGCCTGCCCCTCCCTCTCGCCATAGCCGGTCTGGGCCAGCGAGGCCGCAACGCAGGTCAACCCCGCCCCGCCGGCCGTCACCGTGTGCGCCGGTTCATCCGCACCCTGGAACGGCTTTCCGGCGTTTCGCATGGTCATCAGGTGCGGCGTCACCACGCCAAGCGGGGCAGCCCCACCCGGGCGCTTGTGGAAGCTGTTGGCAGTCACGGTCGGCACCGGTTCATACATACTCGCGCCGGTGGCGCCGGAGTTGAACCGGGTCAGCGAGGGCGCAACGACCGCCTTCTCGCCACGGTTCGCCCCGGTCACGGTCCGCATCGGCTCGGCTGCGTCTTCAAGCCGGGCCCCGTGGGTCAGGTTGACCAGAAACGGCCTTGCCGCATCCAGCACGTAACGCTTGATGCCGCGCGCCACCCGGGCTTGCGTGTTGCCTGCCAGTGGCCGCACCGCGCGCAAATTGTGCTTGCTGAGGATCTCCGCCTTGCTGTCGAAGATCGAAGGGCACACGATCGACCAGTCAATGACATCGCGCCCCGCCGTCAGCCAGGGCTTTAGCTTGCCCGAACGTACGTCCTCGCTGTCGGGATGCCCGTGCGTCGGCTCCGGCCAGACTATCTTTTGTCCGTCGAACCGGATCAGGATGAACACCCGCTTCCGGATCGTCGGCGCGCCATAGTCGCAGGCCCTCAGCTCCCGCCATTCGATCTTGCCGCCGAGCTGCCGCAGCTTCTTGCACCACTTCTGGAAAGTCTCGCCCTTGCGGTCGGGATCCGGCACAAGTCCCTTTCCCGTTGTCAGCAGCGGCCCCCAGGTCTGGAATTCCTCGACATTCTCGATCGCCACCACATCGACCTTTCCGCCCGATTTCTGGATACGCTCGATCCATCCGGGGATGATCCATGCGAGGTCGCGGATGTTCCTCTGCACCGGCGCGCCGCCCTTGGCCTTCGAGAAGTGTTTGCAGTCGGGCGAGAACCAGGCGAAGCCGATATGTGCGCGGTTGAAATGGTCGAGCGGATCGACCTGGTAGACGTTCTGGCACAGGTGGATCGCATCGGGATGGTTGACCGCGTGCATGGCGACCGCCACCGGATCGTGGTTGATCGCGTAATCCGGCGAGCGCCCCAGCGCCATTTCGATTCCGGTGGAAGCACCGCCGCCGCCAGCGAAACAGTCGATGATGATCGGTCGCGTCAAGCCCGTGCCTCCAGCTGCTCGCCGCGCGCTGCGGCGATATCGTCGTCTCCGGCCACGCGCAGGCGACCGGTTCGGGTCAGCAGGTCGATCGCCTGGTCAAGTTCGTAGATTCCGGGCATCGAACGGACCCAGTTCTCGCGGCGATGGGTTATGAAGGGCGTGCCGGGTCGGGTGCCGCGCAGCTGGTAGGCCGAGGTAATCGAGCGGGTGTTTTCGAGGGTCTCCGGGTCAAGGCCATGGGCGAGTGCTGCCTCGCGGCATTGCCAGAGGCTCGGCGCGATGATGTAGAGCGGCCGCTGCTCGCGGAGAACACGCGCCATCATGGCTCCGCCCTCCCCTTGCCGTCGGCAAGCGCTTCCAACCGGCAGCGACCGGCAAGCGCGATCATCACGCGGGCGGGCTGGCCTGGTCGCAAGGTCCGGCGTATCCACTTGCGGCTTTCGAGCTCGCGGAACCGCCGACGAGCGGTCTCGAGCCCGAATCCGCAAGCCTGGCAGACCTCCTCGAGCGTGAGGTCGAATTCCGCCTGGCGCGCCCCGCCGGCCCTGGCGCGCAGTGCATCGATCGCCATCAGCGTGGCGTCGAGCGCCCGGTCCACCGCAGCAGATGAGACGGCGCGCCGCTTGGGCCCCGCGCTCGGCCTGCACCTCGTGTCGTCGCCCTCGCCCCGAGGACTGATGAGCGGGCAGCGCCGATCACCCATTGCCGCGAGCGCATGCGGCGACAGCCCGAGCCAGTCGCCAATCTCCCGCAGGTCATCACCGCGCTCTTGCATCAGCCTGATGGCGGATACCTGTTCGGCCGGCTCCATCGCCTCGAAATGCGGCGCGATCGCTGACGGACTGCCGAAAGGGCCGCCCGGAAGCCGCTGTGCGATGTGCGGAAACGGTCCAATGAACCAGGAACTGCCAAGGCCAGCCGTCATCGGATTGCCTCTGGATGTGCCGGGCGCAGTGCGCCGGTCTTCTCCCGCACCAGGTCGAGCACTTTCGCGACCCGCGAGGGATGCAGCGACACTTGCGCACCGATCTCGTCGTGATCGAACCCCGCCTGCCACAACGCCACGATACCCAACTGCTTGATCGCCGAAGGGAACCCCCTGGCCGGACTGCCGACATGAAGATGGATGCTCATGAGATCCTCCGTTCGCTGATCACCATGCCGCCCACCGCGGCTGCGAGGTTTGAATCAAGCCCGGACTGCGCGTGGTGCCGCGCGGCCCATTCGGCGAGTTTTTCCAGATCCTCGGCCGACAGGCCTACGAGATCTCCAAGCCCCCGCCGCTCGATGAAAGCCCACTCGAGCGCCGAGCGGAACTTGCGCGGCTCGAACCAGGACCCGATAACCTTGGCGCCGGAGGGCAACGACCTCACCTCGTCGATGCGGGTCAGCATCCGGCACCATGAGGGCGCCGCTTCGACGCCGAGCACGGCCAGCACCGCTCGCGGCGGATGGTTGGTGACGATGGTGAGACGGATGTCCGGGCGACGGGGTGTCATGCAGTCACCCCGTCAAACAGCGGGCCTATATCGGGCGAAGCATCGGCCACCGGCGCAGCTCGCCATTCCTTCTCGATTCGGCTGCGGGCCATCGCGGCATATTCAGCATTGAGCTCGATCAGCGCGGCCCGGCGTTGATGGCGCAGCGCGACAAGCGCGGTGGTCCCCGCGCCACCGAAGGGATCGAGCACAACGCCACCCCGCGGGCAACCGGCGAGGATGCACCGTTCCGCAAGCTCCGGCGGAAAGGTGGCAAAATGCGCCTCGGGAAAAGCACGCGTGGCAATGGGCCAAACACTGATCGGGGCCGGTTCATAATTGCGCAGGTTGCGCCCAAGCCCGCGCGGGGTACCGTCGAGCGTCGTGTGACAGATATGATCTGCATGCCTTGGCGACGCGATCTTTGAGGCCCTCACCTTCTCGCGCCTCTCTCCGCTCGGGATCGCCTCACCCAGATGATGGCGCCCGTAGGCGCCTCCGGAGAGCGTCGACATATCGACCCGACGATTGCCCACTGTTTGGCGCGGCCCTGGCACGCTGCCGACGTAGGACCCACCGCGGAAGCCATTGGCGTCCTCACCCTGCCCCCTGTTCTGACGAACCGCCTCGGCGTCGTAGTGATACCGGGCCGACTTGGTGAACAGGAAGATTTTCTCGTGGGATGTGGCGGGGCGGTCCTTGATGCTCTCCGGCATCGGGTTTGACTTTCCCCAAACAATCTCGGCCCGAACATACCAGCCCGCGTCCTGCATCGCGATTGCGAAGCGGTTTGGAACCATGCACAAGTCCTTGGCCTTCAAGGTTCCCTGAATCGTCGAGAACGGCTTGTCGCGGAAAGTCCGGTCATCTTTGCCTGTTGCCTTCGTATCTGCGGCACTCCTCCCGTTCGGACTTGTGGCGTAGCAGTCGCCATAATTGACCCAGCAGGTTCCGGTCGGCTTGAGCACCCGCCGGACCTGCTCGAACACATCGACCATTACGGCAAGGTGCTCTACCAGCGTCGGCTCCAGCCCGATCTGTCCTTCGACCCCGTAGTCGCGCAGACCCCAATAGGGTGGCGAGGTCACCACACAGTCCACGCTGTCCGCGTCCATGCCAGCCAACACTGCGAGACAATCGCCGATATGAAGCCCCACGCGACCGTCAAGAAACACCTGCGCCGCGCTCACTTCCCCGCCTCCTCTGCCCGCGTGAAGGCCGACCGGTCGGGGAACACCTGGTCGAGCCGGTCCTGCAGGTCTCCCATCAAGAGGCGGTAGACCGCGGCCGATGGCTTGCCGTCGCGCTTGGCCTGCCGGTAACGGTCCTCGGCCCGGGCCAGCAGCCGCACAAGCCCTTCCCGATCGAGAAACCGGGCGAGCGCCCCTGCGGCGCCGGGCGCATCGAGATAATCGTCAAGGCCTTCAACCGCGCCATACCAGGCGCGCAGCATCACGTGGGTCCAGAGCCCGGCGTCGGCCCCGCCTTCGCTGCTCTGTTTGAGACTCGCCAGTGCGATCTCAAGCCGCCATAGCGCCCATGTATCGGCAGCGTTGTCGCGCTCGGCGAGACTGCGCACCCATTGCACGGCGTAGACTTCACCGGGCTTGCGCTCATGGGTGGCGCGGTTGGAGGTCATCAACCGGCATCCGGCGCGGGTGATCGCCCGGTCGGCCTCGATCGCCCAGGCCTCGCCTGCAGTCAGGCTGGCGCGCAGCACGTGAAAGGTCGAGATGGCCGTCACATTGCCATTGATGCCCATGAAGGCGCGGGCCTGGCCCTCAAGCGGCTGCGCGACGATGCGCACCGGAACCTTGTCGATGCCGACCATCGCCGCCGCGTGCACCCGGTGCTGCCCGTCGATGACCGAGAACAGCTGGTCGCCGATCGGTGCGACGTCGACGACCGTGAACAGGCTCCAGTCGAACGATTTGGCAATACGGCCGATGGCCTCCCAGTTGTGCCGCTGCAGCGGCCGCTGGTAACGGTCGTCGATCCGGAGCTTCGAGATTTCCACCCAGCCGAGATGCGGGCGATCGCCGCGCACCACGGGCTTTTCCATGGCGGCGGGAACCGTGACCGGGCGCAGGGCGCCAGGCTGGCTTTGATTGACTGGCACGCTCATTTGCCGAACCTCGACAATGGTGACCGGGCAAAGCCTGCCCGGCCCTCCACGGCATCCATCGCGGCGACATCGGCCAGCGCCAAATGGCGACCGACGGTGCGGAACGATGGGATCGCGTGACCGGCAAACACGTGTGCCGACCGTGGACGGCGACGGAGAAGTCCTACGCCGCCCCCTCCGTCGCCTTTTGTCGCGGACAGATGGTCTCCGTCCCGTCCGCAACAACCTCTGGAAACAAGCCGCGCCATCACTCGCCCTCCCCACCGACGATCTTGAGATCGCCGGCCCGCACGTGGGCGAGCGTCTGGCGCAAATCCGAAAGCCCGCGCTCAAGCACCGAGACTGCCCGGTCGACGGTCAGCGCCTCTGCGGGCGTCACCTTGCCGTCGGCCAGCGCAATGGCGCCGGCGCTCATGACCTCGCCGGCGTGGCGCACTGCTTCGGCATAGGCGGAGAGAACATCGGCGTTCTGCCGAGTGGCCTCGGTATCGTCGGCCAGGCGACGCCCGTTGAGCTCGGCCATCACGCTGGTGACCACGGCGACGCCGCAATGCTCTTCCAGCATCAGCACCGCGTTGAGCGGCATCAGGTCGGTGTCCTGGGCATTGTTCCAGCGGCCGACATGGCTCTTGGAGATCGAGGTGATCTCGGCTGAGCGTTCGATGCCGCCCGACAGCGCGATCAGATCCCGCTGCGCCGCCTTGATGCGGTAAAACCATGCATTCTTGAGCATTGGACACACCTTTCCCGTTCCGGGAAAACCCGGTTCTCTTTCCCGTGGTGGGAAGCGTTCAAAACTGGTCAGATCATCCGGTGTTCAAGGAGGACCGGATGATGAAAATGGAAAACCCGCCCCGCCGCTGCAGGCCTTCCGTTCGTTGTCGCGCAGGTCAGCGGGCGCGCTCGGGGTATTGGTTGCAGGGGCCGGATTCGAACCGGCGACATCCTGGGAATGGTGAGCCGCAGGCGAACGGCGCAATGACCGCTTCCCCAGCCTACGTTGAAACTGATCGGAGCCGCTCATTCGGCTGCCTCGGGGATTGCGGGTGCAGCCTCAACAGCGCGCTCCTCGCTGGTTCTTGGCCTCTCGACTTCGGCAGGCCATTCGGCGCCTTCGGGCCAGTTGTCGGACAGCCATTTCATGGCGGTCTCGGCAGTTTCGCCCCGCACGTCGCGCTGGCCTGCCGCGAGGGCATTGAGTTGCCCGCCACGATGAAGCAGCCGCTTGGAAATCGCGTTCCGGCTTTCCCCGGTCGCGGCGCAATAGGCGTCGGCCGCAACAACCAAATGCCGAGCCAGCGTGCTCTTGATTTCGGAGGCTATTTCCATGACAACTCACGTCGCTGATGTTTTCAGGTTGCTTACAGATAGGGGATATTTGTCCCCATCGTCAACCGATTTTTGTCCCCCTTCTCTTATTCCCGATGGGGACGATAATCCCCGAATGGCCAAAACGGACGAAGCAGCGCGTTTTCGCGAACGGATAAACCAGCGGATTTCGGAACTCGGCATCACGCACGAGGCGGCAAGCCGTGCCGCTGGCAAGGACAAGACATACCTGCGAAAGACGCTGGCGCGCGAGACAGCCATTCCCAAACTCGACACCCTCGAGAGCCTGGCAACCGCGCTTGATGTCTCGGTGGACTGGCTGCTTGGCCGCACGGACGATCCCGCGACAAGCGCCTTACCACCACGCCTCCCGGAAGTACGCCCGAGCGATACCCCGCCGCTCTCCCGCAATGCCATGCCCGCCGACGTGCCAGTGATGGGCACGGCCGCCGGCAGCCTTCTCTCCGGCGCATTCCAACTGCAGGGCGGCGTGATCGATTACGTGCGGCGCCCGCCGGCCTTAAGCGGCGCGCGCGATATCTACGCACTCTACATCGAGGGATCTTCGATGGAGCCGCGCTACTTTCCGGGCGAGCTGGTCTATGTGAACCCACATAAGCCGCCGCGAATCGGCGACACGGTGATTGTCCAGGAACACAATGGCGACAGCGGCCCAGTGGCGGCTTCGATCGGCGTGCTGTTTAAACGCGCCAACGGCACCGTGGTGCTGCGCAAGTACAATCCGCCGGACGCCGAGATCACCATCACCCAGACGCGAATCGCCGCCATTCACCGGGTGCTCACACCCAATGAACTGTTTGGGGTTTAGTAAGTAACCCCTGATTTACCGGAGCCGACCCATGCACCGCTGGATGATCGCCGTCGCCTGCGCGGCAGCCGTGACCTGCGCCCAGCCTGCGCCGGCACAAACGATCGAAGGCACGGTGACGCGCGTGATTGACGGCGACACATTCGACTTCCAGGCACTCAGGATCCGGCTCTGCGGCATCGATGCGCCAGAACGCGGGGACGGCGGCCACCGGCAGGCCATGCGCGCGCTGACCGCGCTGATCGAGGGCCGGCGGGTGCGTTGCGTGCCCGTGGGTGCGGGTTCGGTCTGCGACGGGCGTTCGAAACTCTTCAACCGCAAGCGCATAGTGGCGCAATGCTATCTCGGCACGCACGATATTGCGGCTCGGATGGTGATATCCGGCCACGCCTGTGACTGGGTAAAGTTTTCCGGCGGAGCCTATCGCGGCGGCTGCCGAAAATAGAGCGGATTGGCACAAACACCAAGATGGGGATATTTTTCCCCATTCCAGCTTGACAGGGGACATTTGTCCCTATTAGCTTGCCCTCCAACAAATCCCGTTGGAGACAGGACATGCGGTCATTCCACCTTGAGCAGACCCGGAGCATTGGTGCCGCTTTCGCCGTAGAGCATGTGACCGAGCGTACAGACCTTGTAGCGATTGGTGTCGCCGAGCGTTGTCTTTGCGACAGCGACCTGCTCCAGCACGCGGCTCTTGAAGGCCTCATCAAGTTCGATACCCAGACCGACCAGGTAGATCGCCATGCGGCCCGCGTTGATTTCCAGCGAGGGACAGATGTCGGCAATGGCATAAGCCTCCCCGTATTTCCGCACCACGGTGTCGTAGGTGCTCTCATCGGCTATTGCCGGGCCGGCCACGAGCGCCATCGCGACGGCCACCATCAAGCTCCGCTTCATTCCATCCACCCTCCGGTTGCGTCTTTGCATAGTCGCACGCCGGTAAAGTGCGTCAAGCAAAAGGTGACCGCATGATCCGTTACCAGGCTTTCTCGGCAGCTTCTGCCACACCCTCCCCCTCTTGCCGCACGGCGCTGATCGACCGGATGGCCGGCGAGATGCGTGAAATGGCCTTTGCCGGCCAGACAGTCAGCGCCGAAACGCTCGGAGAGCGCGGATGGTCTCCAGCCAGCATCAAGCGGCTGGCACCCCACGCGGTTGCCCTCGCCCGCCGCCAGAGCGTGCGGAGGGTGGCATGACCCGCTCGATCACCATTATCGACGGCACCCGGCTCACCGAGGAACGCGCCCGGGCGGCGCGCGAACCGGATGCCCCGGCCGTTGCGTCGATCGTCGTCATCCTGGCCTTCGTAATCGGCTGCGGCCTTCTCGCCATCGTGGCGGGGGCGTAACCGGATGACCGACCTCACCCGCACCTTCATTCCGGTTGCCAGCGACGAGGCCAACGCCCGATCCTTCCTCGAGACGCTTTCGGGCGGCTCGGACGACGCCAAGCGCCTGGCGCGCGAGGATGCCTGCCAGCTGGCCCGGATGCTCGAACGCTTCACTCAGATCGCGCCGCGGCTCTGGGCGGAAATGCTCAAGGACATGCGTTCGCTCATCGACGAAGCGCGCGCAGGACGCGGCTACGCCGACATCTCCGACCTCAACCGCGCCGGATATTCAGACGAGGTGATCGTTGGCTATCTCCGACACCAGAACCCGGAGAGCCAGCAGGGAGACGCGGCATGAACGCCCTCGTCCGCCTCGCCCCGGAACCGGTCTGGTCGTTTCGGCCCGATGGCTCGGTACGCGATCTGGCCGCTCCGGATCCAGCCGAGATCGATTTCTTCGCCATGGCCAATGCGCTGTCGAAGATCGCCCGCTTCAACGGCTCCAATCCCGGCATCGCATATTCGGTGGCGCAGCACTCTGCGATGGGAGCGGAGGCCATATTCAACGAGACCGGCGACGACAGGCTCGCGGCATTCTTCCTGCTGCATGACGGCGAGGAATATCTGCTCGGCGACAAGGTCACTCCCGCGCAGCGCCTGCTCGAGGAACACGCAGAGCAGGCTGGTGGACACGGCAGCGGGAGTGGGGTTCGCTGGCACTGGACCTGGATCAAGCGGCAATGGCGCGAGGTCGGATGGCGCGCCGCAGGCCTTGGTCTGCCCGACAGCTTTCAGCAGGCCCACATCGAGGACTTCGACCGCCGCATGTGCAACGCGGAAATGCTGGCGCTGTTCGGGCCCGCGGCCCGGGCACAGCTGCTACCGGTCGCCCATGAACGGACGCTCAAGCTCAAGGGCGGCATCCGCCCGTGGGCGGCGATGAAGGCTGAGGAGCGCTTCAATGAAGCCGCCCGTCGCTTCATCGGCGAAGACCGACTGCACGAGCAATCCGCCATCCATGCCGCCCACGTGGCGCTCAACTCCTGAGGATCCCATGAAGCTCGACGACCTAGAAACCATCCGCGAACTCGCTGCGGGCCGAGAGAAGAACCTAGCAGTGCTGACCCGGTTGAAGCAAACGAGCCCCCGCCTGGTGCTGGGCATAGGCGCTGACGCGATCGAGGTGCGCATGCCACCCACGCTGCAGCAGCTCGTCAACGACAGCGTCAGGGAATCGCTGACCGAACAGATCGTCGCCTCAGATGACCGGCTGCGCGAACTCGGCGTGGAGATCTGACATGGCGGGCTCGATCAACAAGGTCATCCTGGTGGGCAACCTCGGCGCAGACCCCGAGATCCGCCGCACACAGGATGGTCGGCCGATCGCCACGCTGTCGGTCGCGACCTCTGAAAGCTGGCGCGACAAGTCCAGCGGCGAGCGGCGCGAGAAGACCGAGTGGCACCGTGTCGTCATATTCAACGAAGGCCTCGCCAAAGTGGCCGAGACCTACCTGAAGAAGGGCTCGAAGGTCTATCTCGAAGGCCAGCTCGCCACCCGCAAATGGCAGGATCAATCCGGCCAGGACCGCTACTCCACGGAAGTCGTGCTGCAGGGCTTTGGCGGATCGCTGGTGATGCTCGATAGCGCAAAGGGCACGGGCTACAGGCCCGGCGGCGACGGACCGGAAGATTATGGCCACGACCCCGACCGGGCAGCGGGCCGGACGGCTGGCCGCAACAACGGCGGCGCTGCGCCCTACGACCCCGCAGATACGCGTCGCGAGCTCGACGACGACATACCGTTCTGACCAACCCCGAAAGGATCAACCCATGCATATCCGCGATGCTTCCATCCTGCTTGGCGCGCTGGAGGGCGGTGAACTCAACCGCTCCGTCAGCCACGAGCTTTCAACCGTGCTGCGCGAGCTGCACACGATGTCGACCGAGGACGTGAAAAAGACGTTCAAGGGCGAGGTCGACCTCAAGATCATTCTGTCGGCCGAAAACGGCGCGGTGACGATTTCCTCCGAGATCAAGTCGAAGACGCCGAAGCGCCCGCGCGCGCGCACCTTCTACTGGATCACCGAGGAAGGCACGCTTTCGACCGAACACCCCAACCAGCACGACATATTCAAGGGCCCGCGCGACACAGCCGCGCGCACCGCCGAACCTGCCGTCTGATCCACCCACCCCGCAAAGGAAAACGACCATGGCCAAGACTGACCAAATCGCCGGCGAACTGATGAGCCCGCCGGATCACGTTGAAACGATCGCGAAACTTGCCCGCGAAGCCGCCGGCATCGACATCGCCACGCTTTCGCTCTCTGCGAAAGGCCTGCCCGGCAGCGTGCCGGTCGCCCGGCGACATGGCGAGAACCCCGAGTTCGGCAGCCTGAAGCGGCTTGCCGAGGAATGGCGCGAGCATCCGGAGCGCAAGACCGGCACGGCGCAGGTCGACACGCTTGGCTCCTTCATCGACCTAGCCAACCGCCACAAGACCACTGACAGCGCAATCTTCGCCGACACCAACTGGAAGGCGCCGTCACTAACCGCCGTCATCGACTATCACAAGGCCGAGGGTGACGATGCGCAGTGGCTCAAGCACCGGGTGCATTATGCCTTCCCGCTGTCTGAGCAGTGGAAGACGTGGGTGGCGTCGAACGGCAAGGCAATGAGCCAGGCCGATTTCGCCCAGTTCATCGAAGACAACATCGCCGACCTGTCCTCGCCGGAAGTGATGGAAGTGACGGATTACGAGGCGAAGTTCGCCACCAAGATCGCCACGCCGTCCGAACTGGTGGCGCTGTCGCGCGGACTGGCGGTCAGGGTGGAATCGAAGGCGATGTCGTCCGTCGTGCTGCAATCGGGCGAAGGCGAGATCGTCTGGGACGAGGTGCATCAGGGCGCGGACGGCAAGAAGCTGAAGGTGCCGGGCCTGTTCATGCTTTCCATCCCGCTGTTTCACATGGGCGAGACCCAGCGCGTGCCGGTGCGGCTGCGCTACCGCATTCGCGAGGGCTCGACCATCTGGTTCTACCAGATCTACCGGCCCGACGTGGCGGTGACCGAGCGCGTGCTCGAGGATTACGAGGACGCCACCACGAAGACCGCCCTGCCCGGCTTTATCGGCAAGCCCGAGCCTGCCTGACCACGAGGTCAACCCTGGCTCCGCGCGAAACGCTCCCGAGCCGCGCGGGGCCGCCCGCTTCCACCGGAGAAGACCATGAACAGCGCCGAATTTCGAAAAGAACTGGTGAAGATCATGCCGGGCTACAACTGGACAGTTCACAAGAGCACGAACCCGATGTGCCTGTCCGCCACCGGTATCAAGAGCAGCGGTTTCAACCGCTTGTCGACGCTCATGGTTTACCGGCGCGAGGATGCCAACGAATTCGAGCGGTACGAAGTCAAGTCAGCAGGTTTCGGGACACGCGCCCCATGGGCGCACACAACCAGCGACCGGACGCTGGCGCGCGCACTTAGCGATTTGCAGAACCATTACGAGATGAAGGCCAACACCTATCGCGGTCTGGCCTCACAGCTACAGACCGGACGGGTGGCGTCCTCACAAGAAGGACTCTCCTGATGCTGCCACCACTCGCACTCTCCGTCCGCCAGCCATGGGCCTGGGCGATCATTCATGCCGGCAAGGACATCGAGAACCGGTCCTGGCAGGCGGTCAACCACGGGCTCAACACAAGGGGCCGGATTGCCATCCACGCCGCCAAGGGCCTGACCCGCGACGAATATGAAGGCGCTGCGGAGTTCATGGCTTCGATCGGTGTCGAATGCCCCGAGGCGCGTGACCTCCTGCGCGGCGGGATCATCGGCAGCGTGGAGCTCACCGGTGTGGTCACCGCGAGCGACAGCCGCTGGTTCTTCGGCCCGCGTGGCCTGGTGCTGGCCACCCCGGAGCCGTGCGACATGGTCCCGGCTGTCGGCGCGCTCGGCTTCTTCCGCTGGCAGGCCGCGGGCGAGGACATCCTGCCCGCGCCGAATAAATGGATGCTGCCGGCCGGCGCAAAAGCGCCCCCCGCCAGCACCTCGCAGCCAACCCTGTTTTGAAGGAACCGCAATGACCACCCCTTTCACACTCACCGCGCCGCGCGAGGCGCTGCTGGCGGCAGTCGAGACCGCGCTGGCGCCGGTCGAGCGTAAGAACACGATTCCGGTGCTGGCGAACCTGCTATTTGATGCGGGGCTCGGCGGAGGCCTGCGCGTCTCCGGCACCGACCTCGACGTGGTGACCTCGGTGACCGCGATGATCGAGCACGCCGGCATGCCCGAACAGGGGATCACCCTGCCCGCGGCGCTGCTCAACGACATTCTCCGCAAGTTGCCGGCGAAGGCTGACGTGACGCTCAAGACCACAACGGGCGGCCAGATGGCGCTGACCTGCGGCCGGTCGCGCTTCATGCTGCAGACGCTGCCCGGAGAAGACTGGCCACGACTGGTGGAACGGGAGGGCCAGTCGACGAGCTTCGAGATCCCCGCCGCCAAGTTCTCGGCCCAGCTGGCCGCGGTGAGCTTCGCCATCTCGACCGAGGAAACCCGGTATTACCTCAACGGCGTCTACCTGCACGCGATCGACGGCGGCGACCTGGTCGCCGTGGCAACCGACGGCCACCGGCTGGCCCGCGCCACCTATTCCGGCGCGCAAGACGCCGCAGGCATGCCGGGCGTCATCATCCCGCGCAAGACCGTCGGGCTGTTGGCGAAGGTGCTGTCGGCAAGCGACAAGCAGGCGATGCTGTCGGTCAGGGTGAGCGAGCACCAGATCAGTTTCGAGCTTGGCGCGGTACGCATTGCCTCAAAGCTGATCGACGGCACCTTCCCCGACTATGTGCGGGTGATCCCGGCCGGCAACCCCAACCGCTGGCGCTTCGACGTGGCCGCCCTCCTGGCCGCCACCGAGCGCGTCTCGATCGTCTCGAGCGAGCGCGGCCGCGCAGTGAAGATGAACTGGGGTCGGGAAAGCGTCGACCTGATGGTCACCAACCCGGACGCCGGCGAAGGCCAGGATACGGTCGACGTCACGAATGACGACGGCGACGACGTGGAGATCGGCTTCAACGCCCGCTACCTCGCCGACATGCTGGCCCATATCCCGGGCGCCGCCACCGTGAACCTCGACACCGGCGGCTCGCCGGCCTGCTTCGAGCCGGTGCACGCCGCGGACGACAAGATTGCCCTGACATTCGTTCTGATGCCGATGAGGGTGTGACGATGGATTTCAAACGTGGAGACAGTGTGCAGCGCCGCAACCACGCCGACGGCCGTCCGCCCGCCTATCGATTTCGCGGCGTTGTCTGCGGCGAGTACGACAATCCGGCGACGGGCGAACACGGCTACAATGTAAGCCTCGCCCACGACCCCGGCTGCATCCAGAACTTCCCCGGTTACATGCTCGAACCCTGGAGTGGCGAAGATGGCCGCTGAAACCGGAATTCCATGGACCGACAGCACGCACAATCCATGGTGGGGCTGCACGAAAGTCGGACCAGCTTGCGACGACTGCTATGCCGAGGGCGTCGACAAACGCGGCGGTGGCGACAACCATTGGGGCCATGGGGTGCCGCGTCGGCGGATCTCCGAGCAGGCTCGCAACGAGCCCTACCGGTGGCAGAGGAAGGCCGACGAGTTCTTTGCCGAGCATGGCCGCGATCGCCAGGTGTTCACCCTGTCCATGGGCGACCTGTTCGACAACGAGGTCGACCCGCAATGGCGCAATGATCACATGGGCGTCATGGAAGCCACGGATCGGTTGAAATGGCAGATCTGCACCAAGCGGATCAGCAACCTGCCGAAGATGATCTTTCCAGAATGGGAATCGCGCTGGCCGCAGCACATCGGCGTGCTGATCACCGTCGTCACCCAGGCCGAGGCGGATCGCGATATCCCCCGGCTGCTGGATTGCAAGAAACGGTTCGGCATCCCGTGGGTGGGCATCAGTTATGAACCCGCGCAAGAGTGGATTGACTTTACCCGTTGGCTCCGTCCGCGTTACGTCGGGACAGGCATCGACTGGATCATCTTCGGAGGGAAGAGCGGGCCTAAGTGGAACGACCGGCCGTTCGACATTGAATGGGGACGCCGGACCCGGATCCAATGCGCCCAGACAGGATGCGCCTTCTTCATGAAACAGATGGCAGCCTTCCGTCCGACCTATGACATGGTCCCGCCAGACATGCGACTGCGGCAATTCCCGGCAGCGCTGTCATGAACCACCGAACGAGCGAAAAACGCTACATCTACCGCTGGAACCGCCAGGGCCGCAAAGGCCAGGTCTGCACCGTCACCGCGCGCGGCAAGATGAACTCGATCTGCGTGCGCTTCGAGGACGGATACACCATGGTGACCAGCGGCAACGCGATCAGGAGGGTGAAGCAATGACCACAGCCGCCGTGATCAAAAAGCCCGACCTGAAGAAGGCTGCAGAAGTGGCAAACGAAACCGGCTGCTCGATCGAGATCAAGCTCGGCGCAACTGTCTACACCATCCATCCGGGCAAGCCCCTGCCGGTTGACGGCAAGCCGGATATCCGTCTGTAATGACCGACATGACCCGGAAGCTTCCGCAATTCTGCTATCGCGAATTATCCCGCCACGGCGCCGCACGCTTCTACTTCCGGCGCGGCAAGGGTGCGCGGCACCGTCTTCCGGACTTCGGGCATCCGGACTTCTGGCAAGCCTACGAGCAGGCACGCTCACAGTCTCTCCAGGGCATCAGGCCGCCCAGGGCCGCGCAGGGCACGCTCGAATGGCTGATCGGCATCTATCGCCAGTCATCCGCCTATACGGGCCTGTCGGCGGCGACAAGGCGGCAGCGTGACAACATCTTCGGCAACGTGATCAAGAAGGCCGGCGGCGTGAGCTATACCGACATCACCCGCGCCGTGATCGTAGGCGGAAGGGAAGACCGCGCCGCCACCCCGGCCCAGGCGCGCAACTTTCTCGACGCCATGCGCGGCCTGTTCCGCTGGGCGCTCGAAGCCGACCTCGTCACGGTCGATCCGACAGCAGGAGTGAAGAACCCGCGCAGGCCAAAGGCCGCGGGCTTCAAGGCATGGACCGCAGAAGACGCCGAAGCCTATTGCAAACGCTGGCCGATCGGCACGCACGAACGCGTCTGGTTCGAGGTTCTCCTCAACACCGGGCTGCGACGCGGCGATGCGGTGCGCGCCGGACGGCAGCACCTCAGAGACGGCGCACTCGTCATCCAGACCGAAAAGACCGGCATGCATGTGGCCATTCCGGTTACAGAAGGTTTCCTGTCGTTGATGAAGGCGGGTCCGACCGGCGACCTGACATTCATCTGCGGCGAGCGCGGATTGCCCCTGACCAAGGAAAGCTTCGGAAACCTGTTCCGCAAGGCCTGCACGGCCGCCGGCGTGGCAAAATCGGCTCACGGCATCCGCAAGCTTGCCGCCACCCGAATCGCCGAGGCGGGCGCAACAGTCGCGGAACTCGAGGCGATTTTCGGCTGGACGGGCGGAACCATGGCGTCGCTCTACACCAAAACGGTGGACCGGACGCGGCTGGCGAGGCAGGGAATGGAACGCCTGAGGAACACGAACGCCCCGCACCTTGCAGGACACCACCCCTCACCATCAATAAAAACAGATGGTTAG